ATGTCTGGACTGATCAATCCACATGCGGCCCCGGAAGAAGCAGCCTATGCGCTGCTGATTGAGCTCGTTCGCGCCCAGCGCGTGCCGCAATATGAAGGCGAAATTTCCGGCCTGCTGGCGATGTACGACGAAGCCGTTAAACACTTTAAAGAGAAAGAGACCGAGCGTTAGGCGTGGACATCGTGGTGCGAGAAAAGCGTGACGCCTGCGGAAGCCGCGCAGGCGTTGGCTGGATAGCGGCTTGGGTCATCAGCTGCCGCGGTAGGTAGAGTATCCGTACTGACTGAGCAGCAGCGGGATATGCAGTTTTTGATTTTGCTTTGTGACATTGAAAATAACCGGAATCACCGGGAAGAACGTATTCATATTTTGGCTTTTAAAATAGTCACCGGTTTTAAACGTCACTTTATACACCCCCGGCTCCATATTCTCCGCCTGCGGATAGAGCGATTTAATCCGCCCATCGGCATCCGTTTTACCGGTGGCGATATGCTGCCAGCTCTCCCCCTGCTGTTTATCCAGCTCAATCTGCACCCCCGGTGAAGGGAGCCCGGTTTGCTGATTAAGAATGTGTACGCTGAGCGTCCCCTCTGGCGCCGCCAGCGCGCTGAAGCTGAGCAGAGAAATTACGGAGGCGATAACTAATTTCATAATCGTGACCTTATTGGGCAAGTGAAAGTGCCCTAACTATAGTCAGCGCGGCGGGGAAAAAAATTAAACTTTTTGTTATCAGTTTGAGTTGATGGGTACTGTCTCCACACACAACACGCTGAACCGGTTTCCTCGTAAGAAGAGGAAGTGTCTTATGAGTAGGTAGCCCCGTGCTCTTAGTAACAGGATACGGTGACACTAAGTCTATCAGGCAGGGGAAATAGATTTGCTGGGTTCAAATATCACAAGGTAAAAAGATATACGCCGTGGCCTCTGCCGCCTCTACCAGAACAGTGCTTACTGCAAATGGGCTGCAGTATTCGAAATAATCATTTAATATTATTTAAACAACTATTCCAGTGTAAGTAATCACCTGGTTCAGATATTGATCGTTATCATTGATTCTCTTGTCGCCACGCCTTAACCATCTCCTTTGTTACCTCTTTCTTGTAGCAAATAGGTGAGTACCCACCAGCTTTGCTCCAGGCACTGCGGCCACCGCACGAGCTGCCGTTCCGGGCGGTATTGAAGGGACAGGCACAAGTACCGGGGTAGGATGCGACAGAGTCATCAATAATCCTTTGACTGACCTGATCATCGCTTAAGGAATTCGATTTGGCGATGGAAATATCTGATGCAAAGACGCACACAACAGCGAATACGGAGATGGCGACGAATTTGATGTTCATTCGGATCTTTCCAGGCAGTGGATGAACATCGAGGGTATGCTTTCAAATAGTGTTCAATATTGATCTATAACAACTGTACTTCACGCCAGCTTAAAATGCGATATTTAACCCAGTCAGACAGAACCTAAAGCTATAATGACTATTAGCCTGTTACCGGCAACATATTTTCACATTCCTGCAGAGCGCTTATTCTGCACTCAGCTATAACCAGCATTAACCATTCTGTTCGATATTACAGAGCAGTAATGCTGTACTCTGACTGGCCATCGTCCGACAGATACTACAAGACATTAGAATCATCGAAATGGTCCGTCGATATGCTCACCTGGCACCTAACCATTTAACTGAGCACGCACGTCAAATTGACTCAATTTTTGCAAATTTTTGCAGAAGATGTCCCAAATATGTCCCACAAGGAAAAATCAGCGACTGGAGGAAGTTGATAAGTGATTGATTATTAAATGGCACGCCCTACAGGATTCGAACCTGTGACCTACGGCTTAGAAGAAAGTAGAGCGTTAAATAACACACTGTAATCACACATGTTTTCCGCGTTCGCATCCGGTTTTGTGTCGTTTCGTGTCGTTTGAATACATCCCTGTCTTTATCGTGCATTCCTGTCACGCCACATCTACGACACAGCAGCCTCGAGCTGACAGCGACTAAACAACCGCATTGTCCTGGCGCACATCGCAGATAGTAAACGTCACGATGCCGATGACAGTAACATTGTCCAGGGCTTCACCCTCGATCGCTTCACCATCTTCGGTAATCAGCGACTTTCCTCTCAATGTGCAAGCTCCGTCCCGCCGCCGTGCTGGATCAGAACCTGACTTCCCTGCTTTGGCTTCAGGGAGATATCCAGCACAACGTAACCGCAGAAATCCTAGAGCGGAACACCTACAGCATTAGCCCACGCCATCCACTGAGTGGCGGCTTTTGTAATTTCATCATCTGTCAACGCAACAGTGTGTAAAGCAGAAAATCTGTGAATCCCTGCGTTTGTCAGGTCAGTTTGGTAACTACCACCTATGCGTAACTTGGCCCCCAAATCGGCAGGGTCGCTCATTCCTGAGGTTTTCTCCGCTGAAAGAGCTTTATTTATGATTTTAAAATCCATTTTTTGTCCGGATTTGAATCTGGCACATACCAGATAATTCGTATTAGCGAGTAACCCGCTTAATGCGACCGACTGCTGGGTAGATGTACTGCCGTTAATAGTATTAACAGCAAAGTTAAGCGTCATATTTGTAGAGCCAGCCTGGGTTCTTAAAGTCACCCCTTGCGTAGTTCCTGAGCCAGACTGCCGAGTACCATTAAAGTTGCTCAACAAGAGAATCTGCGAGAGAGTTGGGCAATTAAATATAGTGAAAAATGTAAAATCGAGAGGCTGTAAAATTCCGGTGTCCAGCAACGTCCCCGCCGGCGTAAATTCAACCCCATTTACTTGAACAACAGGAGAGCCAAGGACCGTTGCCGCTGCGCCTCCCGGGGCCAGGTTTCGACCGGTTTTATCAGCGGTACCGCCGAAAAAGTTTAAATACTGCAACCCTCTCCTGACTAGCGGATCAAAACCTAACCCACTATCTCCTACAAAGTCATTAGTAATGATTCGAGTTCCCATTTATCTGTCCTTTAAAGTGAAGTGGCCTGTCTATAAAAAGCTACGCATGGATTGTTTAGTGGATATGGTTTATTTACAAGGGCGGTGATATTTGCAGAGGATCGCTCTCCAAGGTCAGGGCGATATTCGTAATTTGATAAAGATATTGTTCCATCGCTATCAAACAAATTTCCGCAACCTCCAGATGCAGTTTCGCTGCCGTACCAGACAAATACACTACCTGATGTCTCCCTGGATAATTCTAAATCAACCACTGTCGCCGCGACAATTTTTACAGATGATATCGGAACATCACCAAGATCATCTGTGACCCTAAATCCTCTGGCAGAGTAATCCTGGGCTACCGTGCCAATCGCGTAAGAAGACATAAACTTAAGTGGCGGAGACCATACTAAAAAATCTATTCTGATGAGGGTCCCTTTTATTGTAATGTTCCTGGGCTGCAATGGCTTCCATTGCTGAGACCGATCCTGAACTCTGTGCAAAACCTTTCCAAACTGAGAGGCCAGCCAGCGATATCCATTTGCGTCAGGATGGCCGCCTTTTCCTGTAACCATATAATTTGGTGAGGCCATCATAACATTCTGGTCAGCAGCACATATGTCAAGCTGAGCTTCTCCAATAGACATTTTGGTTACATCGCGAGTATAACTTCCTCCAGTCTGATACAGTAAAGTTAGCGGCACGGACTCCTGTCCAGTGATTGCGATTGTATCGCTGATGAAATCATCAATTAATCCACGTAGTTTGTTTCTGTAGGCCACTCTATCGGTGGTTCCGCCTTTCGTACTGTCGTAATTGTACTCGTTCCCTAGATACAATAACCCAACCACGCCGCAGGTTTTTCCGGCTGCATCAGCTATGCCCTTAACCTGCGTCACCGCTGAAATAATCCTGTTATAAAATCCGGTTGATGCACCTTTTTCAAGGTTTTCGATAATTTGACCGCCAACACCACAGTTTAATGCAACATACTGACGAGAATCTGATGAAATCACATTTTGCTGGAACTGCATTGTTCTCCACATTTGCAAAGAGGCAATATCAACTGATTCGCCATAATTATTAGACCATGGACTGGCTGCAATAACTTCAGCATCAGTCATGATATGACCATCATCATCACTTTGATTTACAGCAACCAAATTGTTAAGCGCTGCGCTGCCAACTGGGTTAAATGTAGACCCACTATGCACATTAAGGGGCCTGACTGACATCCCCAGCATCTTTAAATTAAGAGAGTCTTTTATTTCTCTGGTAAGGCATGGAACCCCTTGCGTTCCGTTACTATATGACTGGCCATAAGTAACAATTATATTTATATCAAAAACAGGTCTCTGAAAAGAGTAATTTATTTCTGCCCGCATGGCGTCTGCAGCAGCGATATTGTCAGAATTACGTTTAGCTATATCTGCACTATCGCTGTCAGAAATTGATTGCTGCTCTCCATCCACACTTAATAAGATGAAACCAACGCTATCCCGAAATAATACCCCCGTCACATCATCAGTTGCCTCAGCATGCAATGCTTTTGTAACCAATTGCTCTTGTTCAACTATTGGCTGTGTATCGTCCACATCGCTAAGAAGAGGAACTCCTATTTGCTGAATTATAAATCCGACACTATCTCTAAAAATGAACCCTTCAAGAGTATCGTCGTATTCAGCATGTATCGCTCTGTTTTGAAGTAGATCCCTCCCTAGTGCAGCAAGCCTAAAGCCGACGTCGTCATTTACAGTCATGATGGGGGAGCCATCATCTGTGATGATCATCGAGTTGATGTAGTTCTGTGAGGGCATTTTTCGCCCGGTAGGCTGCAGCGTCCCGGCGTTGTTAATAACCTCAACCGCAAGAGCACTGTCATCAGAGCTGCGGTAATACGCAGTTGATCCTACCGGTATGTTGCCAGCGTCTGCATCAGCCTGCGCCGCAGCCAGCGTCGGAAACTCGCGGATTGTCCCTGTTATGGCCGCTGTACCCGGCTGCTTCGCCTGCAATACGGCCACGCCTGCTTTGTTTTGATACTGCCATGCAGCGGAAAGCGCATCTGGGCCCTGGGCTACCCAGAACGACTGGCCATCAGTAGTTGCTGCCAGCCCTGCAATGGTGCCATCAGGATCGCTGGCAGTCTTATAGAACGTGAACTTATTCTGTGCATATTCAGAGGCATTAGATGCTGCTGTTACAGCCTCATCTCTTGCAACTCCCGCCTCTGTTGCATATTGCAGTGAATTTTCTTCTGATGTAGCCGCGCTCTGCTTGGATAAAAGAGCTGATCCAGCTGCATCCTGGGCTTGCTGGGCGGCAGCACTAGTATCCTGATATCCTTGCTCAGCCTCCAGCATGTATTGTTTGGCTTCTGCGGCACTAACGGCGGCATCTGCTGCTAATTGAGCAGTTTTTTGCGTTTCGGTGATTGTCATTTTTTATTCTCATGAATATTCATAAATTATCACGATGCCTTCTTTCCCCCTGGCGCCATTCACTGCCGGAGAGGATGGTCCTTGTGAAGAACCAGATGCGCCTGAACCATATGCCTGTCCATCAATAGCCGGATCTCCAAATGATGGCACCCATCCCCCGCCTCCAAAAACGCTACTTGCCCCAGGTGATCCGAGGAATGACTGGGTTGCGTTAGCGTATGCAGGTGTAGATGGGGCTCCTGGAGAGCCTATGATATTGGCACCGGAAGGAGCGCTTGATGCGACATTACCCTGAGGTAGAAAAGGTGGATTTGCTGGTCCGGCAGACGGCCCTCTTGTTCCGCCAGGCGCAACCATTAGCGATCCAAATGAGCTTGAACCACCAACAGAGCCAACCGGAGATGCTGCGGTGCCTCCCTGCCCGCCAACGCCAACAACGATGCTAATGCTGGTGAAATTTATTGAAAATCTACCCTTAGCATATGAACCGGCCCCACCACCTGAAACTATTGACACCTGCCCCGCTCCAGTGGCTGGGGCAGCGTCGCTCCCTCCACCACCGCCAACCATTTCAACAACAACTGACTTGGTACCAGGGGTCGGCGTATAGGTGCCGGATGATAAAAATGTCTGCACGTTCAGGAGTCGTCCGGATGAATAATTAATCCATCCAATCCCGCCAGCATCAGGATTTGTCGTGTTATTTTCGATAGTGCTTTGCCAGAACCCATCCCTGGCTGAATTGATAAGAATCGCGCCTTTTGGGTATCCACCGATAGCTGCAGAAAATGCAGAGTCGAATGTATAGAAACCTCCTGCTTGCTCCCATTGAAGGCGAGTATAGGCATCATTAAAAATCCCATTAAAATCCTGCCCTTTTGGCGGCTTACCGCCAGCAGATAGAGCGATGCGGGTCAGCGGAGGAAATCCTGAGTCCATCGCCGCAAGGCCATTGGCCAACGTTTCAGAGGTGGAATTGACCGGGATCGTGTTTTTGTCGCCACTCGCAGAAAAAACAACCGTCAGACGCGACGGCATGGCTGAATTGTTCAATTCAGACCTCCTGAACGATGTTTACTTTTACCCCAGGCGGGGAAGGAAGCGCGCCCGAGCTTTGCACTATGGCCAGCTCAGATTCGGAAAGTTGAAATTCGAATACGTAGCTCATGACATGGTTGCCATCATCACGCACGTAAGCTCGCCCGCTGGAGCCGAACATGTACATCAGCATGCGATTCATGATCGGCACGGTGCAGTCGCTGATGTTAGCCATCGCTTTGCACATGATCAGCTTGCGGTATGCATCATTGGTCAGGACCACTGTGTTCGTGTCCTGTACGCCGGTATAGAAAGGCGCCTGGTTAAAGGGTTGCGGGTCGGTGAGTTCTGCCGGGGTGCTGGTCGCTTCGCCAAACCCCAGAAACTGCTGGGATGGCGTCACAGTCAGCAAACGCTCTACATCAACGATTTTACCCCAGCACATCAGCCCGTAATCGCCGCAGGTCTCGATGTTGAATACGAGGTCATAGAACGTGTCTATCCAGTCCTCTGGCGCTACAGAAGCGTTAAAGGTGTCAATCAGTGACCGCAGGCTGGTTGAGTTCACGTACTGCGCGTAGATCGTCCAGTCAACATTATTCACTTACCGCCTCCGTTATGATGTTTGTCGTATCGAGGGTCGGTTCCTGATCAATGCCCATGGTCAGCGCACTAGACCATGTTGTTCCGTTCAGAGATATCTGGACCGAAAGAACGTTCATGTTCTGTGCATCAAGCGCCTGAATGGGTCCGATATAGCGGCTGCCATAAATTCGCGCGCCGGCACGCGCCCGGGTACCGCCATCTGCGCCGGTAAAGGCATTCAGGACGACCGTTCTGATCTGCGCGTTGATATCTGACGGAAGTCCATCATTTGCCTCGTATTCCACCTTGATATGAACACTCACCGCGTCCAGAGTTTTCCACCTGTAGGTGTACTCCGGATAAGGGGCGTCATAATTTTCGGTATCCTGCACGGTCCCGGTGGTGTCACCGTTCATAACGGTGCCCGGGGGAAGTTTTTTATTGATGGCCGCTGCAATGTCTGCCACTGCCCCGCCATAAACCCCGATATAAATCGAGCTGGCCAGCAGCGTGTAATTCGTGGAACCTTTGTCGACGGAAGTGGGCTCTTTGTTGTCGATCACATAAACATCAAGCACCCCGTCGACTTCCAGGACAGCAGCCCGCACAGCCGCTGCTGTGTTAAAGGCGTTACGTGCCACTGACTGGCGACGGCGATACTCAAATGCAGATCGCCCTTCAACATTCGAGCCCGGTACACCCGCGGTCTCGTTGGTGATACTCGACCAGCCACTTACCGCGACATAGATGTTTGTCAGGGTACCGATGGGACAAGCTATCGGCCCGGTAGTCAGGTTCTGGAACTCGATCTTTACCGTCCCGTCGGCGCCTATCGTTCCTGCTGCCAGTGACACGTACATATAACCGTTATCGTCGGTTGCATAGGACTGTGCCGGGATCACCGTCCCCGGTACGCCGGAGCATGTGGCCGTTACAACCGTACCCGCAGCAGCAATGCGATCGAGGAAGTAAATCCTGCCGATGCCATCCTGAAATCTGCCGGAGGAAAAGTCCGGGTTCATGTTGTTGACGATAGCCAGAAGCTGATCGTTCTTGTCGGCGATGATTGCAGTATCAGTGACAGCCAGTTGCCCCTGCGGCGTCTTGAGGTTCGTGCTCATCGCCGTCCCGAATGCAGAACCAATATCTGCTATACGCCCGGCAAGAATGTCTCCCTCATCTGGAACATCAAGGCCAGTGGTAGAAAAGGTCACGGCCGGTACCGCCGTAGAGATTGTCGTCATTTTTTCCTCACAGGGTGACGCTGGAATCCAGGCCGTTGGTATCCACGATCGCAATAACGCCGGTAGTGCGGCGCGTATCGCGGTTGTTAATCAGCGTCGGCTCAGCGCGCGCGATATAGCTCATCCGCAACGCTTCAACCTGAAGCGCGGCCGCCATGGCGCCGGTGCTGGCCTTAACGTTCAGCAGCTCTTTGTAATTAACGCCGGTGTCTTTTTCGTAAATGCACTCGCCGCGTATAGCCAGGCATGCCGTCGCTACGTCCTGAGCGCAGGCGTAGGGATTTTCAACCGTGGCGATATTACCCAGCTCATCAAGGACAAGATCCCAGGTGTCGGGGTCGAGTTTGAGAGATATTGTTTTCATGGATTTCGCCCATAAAAAAACCCCGCCGAAGCGAGGTCTATTGTTTAATTACTGTGGTTTATAAATAAGAAACTTTTATCTGAATATTTTACCTGACATGACCAGCGATCCAAACTCAGGAATGTAATCACTAGGCTGATCCATGCACATTTTAATCATGCGCCCCTTAACTCCAAATGTAAGCGGCATACCGAAAGGTTCTTTATCGCCAGAGTGAAAGATTATAAAGAATCGTGCCATTTCATCCGCATTTTTTGGGTAAAGTTTTGACAGTTCATCCCTTATTTCATTCCTTCCTGCGCTGTTATTTTGCGTTCCAGTATTTACTATTTGATAAGCCAGAAGGTGGGATGACATAATAATGTCGCACGCTGAAAAAACGTCAACAGTATTTTCCTTTATCCATCGCTCCCTCTCGGCGTTCCTCTTATTGAACAAATCATCATTATATTTATTATTTTCAATCATCGTTAAAGGTATTGACGAGGTAACCTTGTAACTACCTAACTGCATTTCATCGCCACTGTCGAAGTTTATGTTTTGTAGGCTTAAAGTAGCGTACCTTTCATTTTCTTTTTTTGATAGCTGGACAGAAAACCCATTTTGGCAACGGTAGTTAACTGACGACATCCTGTCCGGCGCATCTCCGGAGGTATGCATTGAGTCCATTCTGCAGGTTAGGTGCTGGCTGCCTAAAAAGTCAAATTCTAAGATACCAAACCATATCGGCTCGTCATCATTTGCCGTGAGAATTCCATTAAAATAGCCATCAACCATTTTTAAATGTGATGTTATCTGCTTTGATATGGCTGGCGGAGATAAGGCAAAAATGATAAATGCTGAAATGACTATTAATTTTTTCATCACGGCTCCAGGGGATCGGTTCGGCTCCCCCCAGATACTACTACCCAACAAGCTCATGCGTCTATCTGTCCAGTACTGTAATAATCCACACTGATCAAATGTCAGGATTTCAAGTATTTCCTATTCACTTTATGGTGATGCTTTGAACCCCTAAGGAGTCAACATGGAAAGTCTGGACGCACGGAAAGTGCTATTGCAATTCTTGACAGAACTGCCAGATACGATAAGGACGGAAGAGTTGCTCTTGGTTCTCGCTTATTGCGGGCAGAACCCCAACTTAAATGACTCTGACAGCTTCCCTGAATCCATCGAAAAATACCTTCTCCAGGGCGGCCTGTCAGGAATTGGTGCCGTACTATGCGCCAGAGCATCCATTGACTACACACTTGGCGATGTAAACCTCAAAATGATTCGAGCGGAAGAGGACCTTAAGGCATTGGTGGCGAAACATCCTGACTTCCCAGAAGCTGGCCTTCTCGGCATTCCTCTAAGAAAACGGCATTATGCCGCCGCTCTGGAGAAGTGGAATGCGCTGCGGGCAAATGAGTTATCTGATGAAAGTATTCGATATTTTGGACAAATGTTTTTATCCCCACGATGGGGTAGAGGCTGAAGTAGATACCCCAATCTGAATTACTCATAACCTGGCTCATAATGCTGAATCCTCTTTATGTTGATGTTAGCCACCAAGCGGCGCCGTGTTGCTTCCGCCAGTCTCAACGCCACCATGCGTGTGCCTATCGACCACTGAGCCATCAGCCAGTTGAAGCGTTCCGTCAGCAAGGATTTTCAGGCCATTGATGTTAACCACGCCCGGGCTTTTTATATTTATGCCACTTCCAGTAAATTCAGCAAATTCAGTAGGTTCCCCATTCATGCTGGCTATTGCGGTTATGTACATCGCATCGGAATACGAGTGGCGGCGCTGAGTTGGTGCGGGCCCCTCTGATCTGGTTTTCCTGGCGTTCGTGGTGTCCTTGTCGCAGATAACAACCAGACCAATGTCTCCTGGCCTTGGCTCCATTTTTACCGCGCTGTTTCCCGCCTGAAGTCTGAGGTATGGGATCTGATAAACGTCCTGATTGGCAATGGCCCGGCCTGAAACGTCTACATCATTAACCAGGGGGAGAACGGTCAACACATCGCCTTCAACCTCCCTAACCAGAACAATATCAACAAACGTCATTCCTTTCAGCGCTGAATGTAGCAGCGATAATATGGCGTTTCCCTGCGATGACACGCTCTCAGGGGTCTGGTTAGTTAGCATTTTCATCCCCTTTTACAAGATACCCAGGCGCGGCCACAACGAACGTTTCCCACAGACCACCGGGAACTTTACAGGAAAGATAATGAGTAGTTCCTGCCTGAATAATCCATTCCCCGCTTGCGTGCGGCAGGTCAGTCTCAAGGATGATTTTGGTATTAAGTTTCAGAGATGGAGAGTAAATGCAGCGAAAGTTAATCCCCATGTCATAAAAAATCGGATACCCAATAAGCCCTGTTGATGGAGAAACATATGGAACGACAGATTCAGAGGGTTTCTTCCCAGTGTAAATAGTGACGGTGCCAAAATCAATATTTACCGTTATTTTATGCGCAGCTGCTATTTCAATGATCTGCTTTATCGCATTGCCTTTGTACACCGGGTTGCGCTCGGTGCTTTTGACGTCGACATTGATGAATTTCAGGCCAACTTTAAAGGCAAGAGCGCGAATCATATCAGCCACATCCGCATCGCCGCGAATGGATGTGGGCTCACAGGGGATCAGGCGCTCCCTGCCGGCGGCCGCCGCGGTTATCTCAATCGGCGCATCCGGCATCTGGTTCAGGTTAATCCTGGCTGATGTTATTGACCCGGAAAAAACACGGGTGTCGCCAGCATAAACGACGATAGCATTTTGCTCGGCGGCGATTATTTTTTGCGCGTTGGTCGTCAGCTTGGCCATGTTCTCCAGCGACAGGCCCCACAGGCTTAGTTCCATCATTGTGCCTGTAGCGCCGCCAAAGGCAGATATAGCAGCTTCACACTTGAAACCTTTAACAGTCAAAGTGTCGCCAATGTCGCCGTCAAACGTACCGTTAGCCAGCGTGAACGATACGGTAAGTTCTCTCTCCTTGTAACTCATCTGCCAACCTCGCTGCTGGTCGCATAATACAGCTTGAATCTGGTGCCGATTTCGTCGTAATAGGGATCGGCTGTACCTTTAGAGTCAACGAAAACCAGATCGCCACTGAACCCCAGATATTTATACCGAACCAGGTAAACGCAGTTCAGGCAGAGAACGCCCTGAAATATCGGCTTGTCATCGACATACAGATCGGCGTAAAACCCGGTAGAGCGCTGATGCAACTTGATAGCGCAGTTCTGGCCGCCAAGCGTGACATACACCTTTTGGGATAGTGACGGTGATAAGCTAATTTCCTGCATGTCACATCACCTTTTCCAGAAAGTCGGAGACGGTGCTTTTTATCTGCTTAGAAACTGCAGTAGAAGAGCTGTCCCACGCCTTAGAGACCGACTCGGCCGCCGAGTTAACGTTAGATACAATCGCCGCCCCTGTAGTCTGGAGAGCATCTGATAAGGTTGTATCTGCACTTGACCAGGCATTCTTAACATCGCTCAATGTCACCTCTTTCGTTGCCCCGGTGATCACCTGCGTTGATGCTGCGGCGCCATTGTTGGTTTTCGCGTTGCTGGTCGGCGGCCCTTCAATCACAGCATTTGAAAGCATGACCTCCCCGCCGTCCATGATCTCCTCGAAAGTGCAGTTCGCCATCAACAACGTCTGCCCGCGATATGACCCCACAAAATAATCGAAGTGGATCAGATCGTAGCTGTAATACACCGTGTCCGGCGTCTCGATGTTGTAGGTGCTGGCCGTGTTTTTCATCTCATCCAGTTTCTGAATGAAATTGTTCCGGCTCAGCAAAGAGAAATTGTTCAGGTTAGGCAGTGACCCGGAAAAAGCCGTCCACCCCTCAAGGGCAAAAATGATCCTCAGTTCAGACGGCTGTTTCACTTTGTTGTAGGACGTGTACCGGCCCTTTTCTACCGGCCCCTTAGTCACCGCCGCATCACCGTAGCGATCAACGCTAACCCAGCCGGAAGGAGAGAAAACCTCCTGCCCGGCTGCAGCCGTCAAAAGCGACTCGTCAACGGTGTTATAGGTGATCCGGTAAGTTGGCGACAGGGCGCTGTTAAGGACGGATAACAGGCTTCCTCCCTGAATGGCGGATAGCACTGTCGAGACATTCAGAGAAAACGACATGAGTTATTGTCCTGAGTAGCCAGCCAAAAGCATGACACGGTTGTCGCCGTGCTTTTTGATGTCGCTGGTGAGCTGTTCCACGTTCTGGGCCTGAGTAGTGATTTTGGTGCCATAAAACTGATAAGTCGCACCGGACTGCCCGGGCATCGAGCGGTCTACAGCCATGCCGGCGCCGGGGCGCATTCCGGCCATGACTTTAGGGACGTAATTGCGAGTTTCCGACGGCAGGTTATCCATGCCTTTCTTCTGGACGTTTCCGAGACCCCAGTTATAGGAGGCAAGAGCTTTTTCCAGATCGCCACCAGTAGCATCCAGCAGATAGCGCAGGTATCTTGCAGCGGCATCAGCTGACTTGTGGGGGTCATAAACGTCCATCCCCTTCAAACCCAGGTCTCTGGCAGTTCCATCCATAAACTGGAATGGGCCTTTTGCCCCTTTGGGGGATACTGCTAACGGGTCCCCACCTGATTCAGTAGCAGATACCGAAGACAGCAGACCGGCAGGAAGTCCATATTTACCTTCCAGAGCCCCAAATTCGCCGGCCATTGCCTGAAGAAATGCCTTTCCTTTAGCGCCAAGGCGAGCGGCCTGCGCGTTAAGCGGGACATTTGGCTGGTATCCCGAGGTATCTGGCTGCATTGTTGCCGCGCCAGCTGGAGAGATCAGGGCGTCAGCGATTTTTGAAAGGAGATTTTTGGTGCTTTCCCAGTAGTCTCTTTCATCCTGCTGCTGCCTGCGCTGTTCAGGAAGCGGCTGAAACTTAACTGCATCCAGCATTTTCTGCGTTGCCTGCTGCTGCGGGCTTAGATACGCAGAGTCCTGATCAGGTTTAAAATCCAGTGTGCCGCCGTTTTTCTTCAGCGCCTGCTCGGCTGCCTTGGTCACTCCGGGCAGCGCATCATTACCGGTAGGCTTTCCGTCTTCAGTGCCGTACCACGCCTTTTTAAATTCATCGGCAGCCTTGGAGAAGTTGCCGTTATTGAGCTCGTTTAAAGCGTTACCCAGGTGGTTTAGCACTTTTCCGAGCATGGAAAAGTTATCTTTGAGGTTGCGCAGATCGCCTGATAGCGTCCAGCTACCAAGGTCAATACCAGTAATGTCGTTAATGTCCCGCTTCAGCTCTTTGAAGAATGAAGAGGATTTTGCGTTACCAGACGACCACTCTATGAGGAGACCATTCAGATCGCGAATGGTTGGTATCAAGCCCACGTAAATCTGGTTTTTTACCGTGTCGAGATTTTGCCCCAGCTCCGCCCATGCGGCTGTAAATTCCTTTGCGCCTTTGGTTGAGGCGTCTGTAATGCCGGAGCTTTTGGTCAGGCGATCAACGTCAGGCAGGAATTTCCCTTCCTGATTACGCTGCAAGGTTGCATCATCAAATCCAAGACTTAACCCGACCTGCCGGCGAAGGTTTGGATCGCTGATTTTCCGTAGCGCATCAAGGGATGTTTTGGCCAGGGAACTGGCGTCCTGTCCCCACACATCAAAATTCTGGCCCGTCAGTGCATTTAATTGCGCCAGACCACCAAAAATAGAGCTACTGTAATCGCCGACCCTGGCGCCCTGTATGGCGCCCTGAAACCCCTGCAGAGAAGCGCTTATCTTCTCAGCTGAACTCCCTGCTGCCTCTGCTGACTTCGACCAGCCGTCAAGCTCACGGGCTGACAGCCCCAGCGCTTTCGACTGGATCGATAAATCCATCAGGCCGGAAGTGGTGCTTTTCACAAAGCTTATCAGGCCGCCGGCAGTGACAGTAACGCCAGTCAGTGCCAGCAATTCAGTCTTTATGCTGCTGAAGAACGAAGCGGCTTTCTTGCCCTGCTCCGCCATTTCCTTGGCGGTGTTTTTGGCATCTTCGCGCTGCTTTTTCAGGTCGTCACTGACTTCCTGCTGGCCTTTGCGGAACTGAGAAGTATCAAGGCCCAGCGTAACCAGGAGGGCGTCAATTACCGTTGCTGCCATGATCACTCTCCGCTGCTATGGCTCTGTTGGTGTTATCCACGGTCATTATTTCAATCAGCCACCACATATCCTGGACGCTGTATACGGTGTCCAGCTCGTGGAGTGTCGCCATCTTCCCGGAGATCACCGCGGCAATAGTGCGCGGTACATTCGCATACTGTATGAAGCCGCGATCTGAATCTTCAGGAACGGATAAGGGGATTTCTAACTTGCGGTGGCTGCTACAAAAGCGATATGGAGTTTGAAGGCTTCAATTTTCAGGCGTGACCAGGTGCTGATTTCTTCGATCTGCCCTTCGTCAACAAGCGCTGTCTCGATACCGTTACCGCCGAGGAATTTCACGCAGCCAAGCAACTCATCAAGCAGAGGCTTTGACTGTGCGAACGGAACTTTAGCCAGTGAAGTGATACCCCACTGAGCGAGACCTGCCATGCCGCTGGCCATCACGCTTTCGTACAGCTCGCGAGCTTCTGCGTTATCCTCGGCTGGGGCCGGCGCCACCGCAGCACTGATGGCCATCATCATATTGTCGGGAACGGTAACGCCGGCGCCAATTACGGCACACGCCAGGCGGATCGCCCACTCTTCGGCCTTTCTCGCCGGCATTTCGGTGATTTTGAACTGCTTACCCTTGTCACGGTTATCTGCTTCAACCGTGAATACGATGCTTTTACGAGCCATTTTTGTTTCCTGAATGAGTTATCTGGCAATAAAAAAGCCCACCGTAGTGGGCCGTTTGCATTCATGCGATACCGGGCAAATACATCTGCACCTCATCAGCTACACGCTCGCGTGCTGCGTGGAGCAATTTCTTGCGGCCACCTACTCCCCACCTGGCCATCTGGCTTGCGCATTGACTAATCGCTTTGGTTTCAGTGTTGATGATATGGTCGATTTTATTCAGCCTGGACATGGCGCCGATCCCCAAACGTACAACGGTTCGAAATACCTCATACACTTCAATTTCGAACTCCGGCTTAATCCAGGCGGCGTAGCGAATGGCAAGTAGCTCGACGCCCCACGCTCCTGATTCAGAGCCGCCTTTTATCACCTTAAGCGGTTGATTTTGTTCCGAAGCACTTTTTAGTGCTTTGGATTGAAGCGCCTTGATGAAGCGTTTTATTTGGGCGCTTCTGAGGAATACACTTGGGCGCTGGGACTCTGTAGCTTCCCCATTCGCCACGGCGGCCGCATGGAGATCATTAAGGCTATAGCGTCCCTCATTGTCGACACGAACAGAGACGCCGTTTACTGATACGGTTGGATACTTCATCGTGTTTACCTTTCTGTGGTGTGAGCCTGCTCGCGTAGACGTGGGCGGCCAAGAGCGGAACGATGAAATCCACCGCCCTGTCTCAGACTCACACTACGGAAAGCTCTTGTGGGAAGACGCACGCGAGTGCGCGATTTGTTGCGGGTATAAAAAAGCCCGGACCTAGCCGGGCTGATTTTTTTACGCTGAGTAGTCTGCCGGAGTGACAGTTTCCCACTGGATAAGCCCAGTTACCGGCTGAAGCACACGGCCGGCAGACGGCATACGGCGCGCGCGCTGCAGGATGCCGTTGGTCATGATGTACTTTTTGCCCAGCGATGGCAGGATCACCGTCCCATTGACACGCAGCACAGACCGCGTGGTCATCTGAGTGGTTTGCCAGTTGTCGATGTACTTAATCGACGGGGATGATGCCGCCAGATGGAATGTCCACGGCAGATCACCATAAATAAAACCACCCAGCAGTTTACCGTCAGCAGTACGCTGGTACTCTGCCGTGTCGGTATCACCCATTTCGAAGATGTTTTGCGCTTCGAACTGCTCCAGGTTAAACCCGGATGGGTAGAGTTCAGCGATTACCAGCTCAATGATGGCGTCTGCCGACGTAATATTTTGACCGGCCATTACTGCACCTCCACGCTGTTAACGGTGATACCCTGGATGATCCCGCCGTCGGTGTACCAGAAGTAAACCGTTGGCTTGGTACGCGCGGCGCGCATTGCCGGGGTGAACGGGCCGATATAGACGTAATACCCTTCAGCCAGAAGCGAATCCGTAACATCGACGCCAGCGATGGCGTTAATCTGGTCGATCTGCGACTGGTCAAGATCGGTTCCCGCCGTCATGCCACCCCATGCCCTGAATTGCTCAATGGTCGGCTTCATGCACGACTCAATACGAGCTTTCCCGGCTGCTGCGTAAGGCAGATTGCTCGCCTGCTGGAACAGCGCAACGAGAGCCGCCTGAAGCTGAGCATTTACCCATACCTGACCAGCCCAGGCGTCAAGCCACGCATAATCACCGGTAATAGATCCAGGCGCCCACTGGTTGGTTTCGACCGCATTCGAGGCATAGTTGCCGTAGAAGTTATAGCCGTTGGCCTTAGCCGCCTCGTAATCAGTATCGTTGCTGATCATCGGCAGCAGGCCGGACACCTGACGACCATTCAGAGAACAGCGCCCATTGGCCTGCGTGAAGTTCAGCGCAGCCACAAACCCCATAGCGTTTGCTGCGTGGTTCGGATAACCATACACCGGGCAGATGTCGTTATAGGCGTAGGTGTTGATGATGTCGTACACCAGTGCATTCGAGCTGCCCGCCACGATTGCCGTTCCTGATGCGTCCCACGGGACATAGGAAAAGCGGTGGTTCTGGCTGTTTGTCCAGAGAGCAAACGCATTAGCCTGGTCTTTGGTGACAGCGAACGTCGTGGAGAATGTTACCCAGTCCTGCTCTTTGGCCAGAATGGCAGTAAAGATATCGTCAACCACTGCCGGCGCCGCACCCTGAGAGATCACCGCGCCGGTCGCTTCGGTCAGTTTCAGACCTGTGGCCAGCGTACCTTCATCGGCAAAGGTAATGGTGCTATCCACGCCTGTGGTGGCAGGGGTGATGATGAATTTCTTCAGCACGCTATCCCAGGTCACAACAACCGAGGAGCCAATGCCGGTTTCAATCAGCTCTGCCGCGTTATCAAAACTGGTGGCGCCGCTGAGGTTGATAGCCGCAGAAGTCTCCTCTGTGCCGTCAACGGTCAGAGTCAGCGTACCCGAAAGCAACTTGAGCTGTGCCAGCGTGGTCGCGGCGTGCGATCCGGAACGAAGGAATGCCGCCACTGCTGCGGTATTGAATCGGCTAAAATACAGCTTGCCAGGCATCTGTGTTTTACCGTTGAATGCGGCGAAATACAGCACCGCGGCGGTGTACTCAATCGACGCGCTGCCGAAGTACGCCTTTACCTCATCCGCACTGGAAAATGAGGGTACTGCACCAACCGGCGCGTATGCGCTGTCGGTCAGGAACAGGCCATTGAGATCAATAGCTGTCCCTGTCGCCTTCAGTACGCCGGGAAGCATCTGGGCGATTTTTGATAGCGAAATTGCCATTTATTATTTCTCCGGAGGAAATCTCACGTCGACCGGCTGCGATATCACATCTGCGCCTGTCATAAACTGCTGAGGAACGCTGACGACAATCAGCGGGTTTGCGTGGAATTCAAGCGTCCAGCGGGATTCCCACTGCTTCTCGCCGTTGATCATCGAGGTTTGCCGCGGGGGGCCGGAATAAATCGGAACCAGGACATTCGCGTTTTCCCTGAACCAGGTACATGCGAATTCGGAGCGGGCGATGCGCGAAAAGATGGTGGCATTGTTTTGTGCCTGATCTCCGTAGAAATCGAGCTGACATTGCCATTCATCAACGCGGCGAAGTTCTGCCCGCCCGTAATCACTCACACCGTCATACTCGTAATTGACAGCACTGGTTGAGAGGTCAGTCAGAAAAAGCGGAGTCATGGTAATGAAACCGCCTTTCGGCATGGGGGTCTGATTTTGCTGAGTCTGCGTGATCTCTGCATCCGGGAAGAGGACAGAAAGGAAATCGCCAGTCGCCTTAAACAGATCGCTTTCAGTGACCTGCAGGCCTACGTCAATTGTTGACATGCGATAACCCTCGTCCAGTCCGGCCAGATTTCAGGAACATCCACAACCAGCCATGTTTCATCGCCGATAACGAACTTATCGCCGCCCTGCTGCCGATCCCTGTTAATCCCGCACCAGTTGCCATCCGTCCAGATACTGACCAGCACACCCTGGATATTCATGTTATCCATGTGCCTGATATCAGCCTGACTCAGCGCCTGCTTTTGCACCATCATCGTTACCGGCGGCGCGAAGCCAGGAGAAGTCGAGTAATCCGGGTTTTTGATTGGTCCGATCGAGCGGTAAATCTGCGCCTCGACGCGAGGATTAACCGCGCTAATGGCGCTTCGCACTATGGAATGAAGATTCACTCTTTCACCTCGTAGTCGACCGAGTTCAGCATGTGGGCCGAGTCGATTAATGGGTCATTAAACCCTTTTTTGTCGACCGTGCTTTTTGCGTTCGGCGGCTCAGAAAAGGCGATGATTGACGACTGAATCTGCCCCTTGATCCGCTCTCCCATCAGCGCCAGGCTTTTGCGGGCGTCAAAATCGTTTGCCTTCATGAGTTTCCCAAGCTCTCCGCCCCACTCCGGACCATGTTCAGAAATGGTCTTCCTGAAGTACGGCCTGGATGGGATCGTAACGATATGCTCGGGTATCATTACTGACTGCGCGAAATTGGCCTTTGATGGCTTTGCGAAGCGCGAAACACCGTCACGGCGAACGTAAAAGTTCAAATCCCGGGTATGCGCCGGGATTTTTACAGTGCCGCCAAATTCGTTGGTGGCTGCCACAAGTGCTACCGGCGTCCCGTCTGGGTACTTAGCCCCCTCAAGGAAGCCCACCTTCAAATCATCGCCAGAGGACAACCCCTTTGCGATAGACTGCAGATGCTCCATCAGCTTATCGCCGCCTGACATTCCATCCATAGCTACCTCCGGATGAATGAACGACGGTTATAATGGCCAGGGTACATCGAAGGGGATGAGCCAGGGACATAAAACCCAGTCCTGTAAGGCTTTGTGGCCTCCCAGTAAGCCGACCCGTAAGTAGTCTGCTTATACCACCAGGAGCTTTCGCTTGAGGGCCCTGCGTCAGCTGATACTGACACTGACCCCTCAGATGCGCTTGCCACACGGCCAACCAGACCAGAAGCCTTTTCGCCGTTTACGCCTGAATTCAGCGCCGCAATGTGCGCGACCAGCATGTTCAGGAAAAGAGCCCGGATAGAGATATCTTTTACCGGGCTGCTGTCCGTGTTATTCAGGTAAATCGTTGCCTCCGTGAAGTACGCATTCAGTAGCGTATTACTTACGGCATCGAACTCCGGATAACGCTCACGAAATGCGGCAACATCAAAGACAACGATCGCCATTATTTTTTGTCCGCCTTCTCAATGCCCGGGGCCGGGTTGTTCTGATCCAGACCTTCCAGACCAGTTTTCTCCGAAGCGTTTTCATTAGCTTTCGCCTGGGCGCTGCTGGTTTTCGCCTGGGCAAACACCAGCTCTTTGCGAACGTAGGGCTGATCAGCATGTACTGCCAGCCACGCCTCAAAGGCTTCCTTGTCCACGTTTTCGGTCAGGCCGTAGCCGCCGACAACGAGAGAGGAGTTGGAGCCGTTAAGCTCCACTTTGTACGCGCCCTGCTCCAGGATCAGGCCGTTCGGCAGTTTGCATCCTACAGTTACTGTTTCGGCCATGTTACACCCCGATCATGCTGGCAATGCCCAGCGGTTGACGAATGATTGCACCCCAGGTGCCACCGGATTTTTTCTGCCGCCAGGAAGACTCTTCCACCACGACAGCATGCGCGCGCATCTTCTCGGTGAATGCTGCGTAAGCGGTGTCCTGCTCACCCAGACGCTCAACAATCAGTTGCACCAGCTCGCCTGAGGCGGTGCTGTATTCAACAGCGGTTTCGATACGCATGTTCGGGAAGTTTTTCTTCAGCTGATCGGTGACGTTCACGTTGTACTGGTTCGTCTTGGTCAGGTTGACTTCCATTTCCGGCGACATGCCGAGTACCATGCGATCGGTGCGCTCTACGAGGCCTTTGGTCTGAGAGACCAGCTGCTTATAGAGGCGACCGGAAATGTCGTCATATACAGCCTGCCCGTCTTTCGTTGCCCAGGTAACGCCACCGCCGGAACCAGTCGCCGCCGGAGTAACCGAAGCGCTCAGAGACGGATCGTTGAGCAGACCGTAGTTTTCCAGCCCGGCGATGCCGTAGAAGTAGGACTTGTTCTGGAACTTGTTCAGCACAAGCGCAGAGGCCACGTTGAGCTCGGCGGCATAGCCGATACGCCCGGCGCCATACATGTCCAGCTCGCGCTCACCCCAGCGGGTGTGAGTCTGATAATGGAACGACTGGCGCGGTACCCAGTTGACGTTGGCGGACGTCATGCCGTTGTTGTTGAAGTCGCCGTAAGCGCTGGTTTCACCAGTCGACTCGACGATCGGGAACTGCGAGGTCAGCGTCGTCCAGTCGCCTTTTTTCACTTCACCGATAATCTCTGCGGCCTTCATCGGCGTTACGAGAACGCGGATAAGTTCTGGATCGACGTAGTTCGTGAAGTAGGCCGGGATACCGGCGTTATTCGCAGTAACCATTTGCGGCTGGGCATCCATCGCCAGCGCGAAATTCTCCGCAAACTCCGGCTTCAGGTAGTCCTTCGCGCCGGGCAGCACAATGCCATATTTCCCGCTGGCTGCGGCGTAGTGTCGCTGAAATTCGTTCATTACTTGCTCCAGGTGCTGATTTTGACCAGCTCGCCAGCGTCACAATCGCTTGCGGCATAGAATGCGGTCTCGATAAAACCGGCCACGGTTGCGCCGGCTGCGGCGACTTGCACCTCCCCGGTAGTCAGGGATGCAAAAACCTTCTGCCCGCGGGTGGCAGCTGTTGACGTTTTGGCCCAGAAGTCACCGGCAACCATCAGGGTGATTTCGCGGCCGGGCTGGATAAGCATGGATGCCTGACCCAGCCAGATGGTGATCGACGCCTGACCGTCACGATGGACAAAGCCAGACGGAACACCGCTACCGGCATTGGAAGCCACACCGTCAACATCCCAGGCAAAGCGGCCGACAGTCAGTCCGTCCTCGCCAGCAACCAGAGCGCCCTCACCAGCCTGATAGGTCGCGTGAGGGTTAGTGCCAGCAAAGGCCCCTTCGACGCCGGGGGCCGGATACTGGTTAATTCGTGTCTGAAAACCTGCCATGTTAACCTCGTTTCAGTTTGCCAGCGGTCGGGAATGCTTTTTCGAACTCACTGACGGAAGCGGAATCCTGCGCAATGACAGGGCGTGAATTTTCTTTCTGGCTGATCGCCATTTTGACCATCGCCGGATAAGCGGACGGGTGAACGCCGGAGATATCCACACCGCTCTGTTCAAGTGCAGTGCGATAGACATCTTCAGCTGAGTCCATGGCAACGACGTCGCCGATCAGCGGGCGGACGACCTGCTCGGCTTCACGGATTTTCCGGAAGTTTTCCGCAGCCTTTTTAGTTGCGCTGTCGGCTGCCAGACGAATCGCAGAGTCCATCGCCGTTTTGGAGACTTTGTCGTCTTCTTCATCGTCTTCATCTTCGGCGGTTTTCTTCTTGTCCTTGTCTTCCTCGTCGTCCTCATCATCCGCCGTTTTTTTCTTGTCCTTCTCGTCGTCGTCTTCGTCGTCGGCGGTTTTGTTTTCTTTTTCGTCTTCCTTTTCGGCCTCATCAAGAGCCAGAAGAGCTTTGCGGACTTCTGCCTCCAGATCTGCATCCTGCGCCAGAAGTGGCTTAAGGGTGGCGCGGATCGCCGCTACCTTATGTTTACGCATGTGATTAAGCTCCGGTGGTAATGAATCTGCGACCAGTACATCTGGCCCTGCGCGGCCGTCAGGGACCAGCGCTTCGTGGTTTCCGAAAATGTCACGCATAACGCCGTCATAAGGCTCGCCGTCAGGGGTAACACCCGGGGTCATGTCTGCGACGTACTTGTACGATGCAGATAGCTCTCGCTGCTCTCCGCTCTCAATTCCAGCAATCGCGCTGTTATCCCAGATCGACATACCAACCGTGAGATACGTGCCGTCAAACTCCGCATTGGAGTGCGTCACGCCAACACGAAATTCATTGGGCGGGTCGGTGGGAAAATCGGGGATGTGCTTGCTGAGCACGGGGATGTTATTGAAGGTTTTGGCTGCTTTCCGGAGCTCGTCCGGGTGGCGCCAAAGCCGGTAAAGTTTGTTGGGTTCGAGTCCAAGCTCTTCGCTTCTTGGTATTTCTCGCCCGTAGTAGGCATTGACGTTTGCCTTGCTGATATTCGTTCGTGAAATCTGAAGGCGGCCATTTGCGTCGATGGTGCGCACAGAGGCGCGATCGAAAGCTAAGCACTCTGTGGGGTTCATTGCTCAATCCTGTTTTGAAAGCCCTGGAATGACAGCCTCCCAGGTGCAACGACAATTTGGTAACTCGCCTGGCATGATGTGCTCGCCATCGATGAGCATCCCTTCTGAGAGATCGAACAGCTTGCCATTAGCTTTCACATGGGACTGGCGAGGCTTCTTACCTGCATGGGAGTGCTTCCATATTCCCTGGGTAATGCCGAGCGCCTGCTGTCGCGCAGACTGAACGACTGAGGTAGCCTTGTTGTTCTGATCTCGGGCAATGAACGCCGCACGGCGCCGGGTAATCCCGTATCGCTTCTGGAGTTCATCGGTGAGATAGGACAGGTCGCGCCCACGCGCTACCGACCGCATAACCAGCCCTTCCACCTCGGTGAAATACTTCTCGGGGATGGATCGGATAAGGCCGACATTCTCGGCGATGGTCGCCTGAAGAGCGTTATTCATCTGCGAGGTCATCTTGAACTCGACAGTAAACCCCGCATCTTTGAAGGCTGTGGCCAGTGAAGCATCCGCGTTTTTCATGGCGTCGTTAGCGAACCTGTCGGCCAGATTTTGCGCCATGTCATCAAACCGCCGCGTCCAGCGCTTAGCCAGTTTATGCATGGCATTCCGCATCATCACTGCAGGCGATGCATCCATGGCAACAGCCGCGCCGCTGGCCCGATAGTTTGCCGACAGCCAGTAGACAACAGACGCCTGCATTTCCTGCACCTGCTTATCAAGCTGTCGGCGGTACCATGCTTCAACGCCAGCGTTAGGATGAACCGCCCTTATCGTCAGGGGCTGCTTCTTCCTCTTCGTCGTAGTCGTCTTCGATTTCGAGGTCATCATTCAGGTCCAGAGAGTGATAGGGCGAATCCGGGTCACCGGCAATTTTTTCACGGACTTCGTTGCCAGAGAGCACGCTGGCGGCCACATAGACAGCGTCCGTATCCGCATCTACTTTGCGAATTTCCGCCCGCTCTTTAGCGCTCATTTCGTACAGCGGCTCAAAGTCGAAGGTTATGCCATCGTCAATGTCGCCAAACTCAGAGAGCTGAATGATGTCCATCACGCGCTTCAGGTTGTCTTTAAAAACAGACTGCTGCAGGGCGTGAATGTAGTCGTAGAAAACGCGGATTTCGCCGTCAGACGTTGCGTTAAGGCCATTTGGAGTAATGCCCAGCAGTTTGACGAGCGGGATGCTCGAAACCGCTGACATGTGCTCCTGCGATTGTGCCTGCAGGGCATCAAGGCCAGCTATAGGAGCGCTGACAAACTCCACGGTCTCCGGCTTTTCCTTATCATTATTGACAGCGAACGCCCCGCGGTTATCACGACACTGATTCATAACCTGCAGGCGGGCAATCAGCGTATCCGCTGCGCCACCTGTCAGGATCTGGCTCATATCCGTACCGAAAACCGGTATCGAGTAGGAGTGAATCATGTCGCTGACGCTGTCGCGGGTGCGAAGCCAGTTATTGACGTAAGGCTCGGCGATCTGTGAAAGAGACAGGCCGCGGAAGTTATACGATGCTTTCAGCAGATCAGGGACCTGCCGCGAGACAAAATCAATCATCCGGCTTGCATGTACTGTCCGTCCCATGACAAACCACTGCGTCGGCTTGTAGAAATCCGGGCTCAGCGGGTTGTCGGAGTTATAAATCCCCGGATAGGTCCAGATAGGCTCGATGACCCTGAACCCCTGCAGGCTGCCTTTCGTGATTTTCTTGTCGCTCATGAAGAGCTTCGATTGCAGCTCGTTGTCGTCCATCCATGCGGAGATGCCTCGCGGAGAACGAACGTCAATGTAAATCTGACCGCCGCCGAAGTAGCCGTCATGCTCTGCGGCTTCTTTAAAGCGCTCGCGCACCTTAAACCGCTTCATGGCCTCTTCGAGCTGCTTCACCCGAGCCGCCTTGTCTTCATCGCCGACAGTTTTGAGCTTTATCCATTTGCGGGTCATTTCCTCCGCGATGGTGCTGACCATCTTGCGATATTCAGGCTTCTGCGCCAGCGTGGCCAGGTACGGGTAGCCGGGGAAGCTATCAAAGTCGCCGTAGCCGTAACCGCCATATGCAGCATTGAGAGCATCGTAAGGCGTGGAGTCCATTGCCAGAATGGCGCTTTTGATAGCCTCGGGGATCACCCCTTTCGGCGGCTCGTAGCGCTGAAACTCTCTTTTCGGTAATGCGCGGACTTCGGCCACGGCCTCGGGCCTGATCCCGACCTTCGGTGCTTCAGGTTCTTTTGCCGGCTCAGGCGCGGCGACTTCTTTCTTTTTAAACCACCACACTTAAATTCTCCTGAGTTGATTCGGGTCGATAACCATCGGCTGCGGGCCGGAAATCAGGTTGTCGTCGATTGCGTCCATCCAGGTATCAAGGATGTCGTCGTTGTCGTGACTGTCATCAGCGGAGAAAGCAGCGCATTCCGTCATCGCCGTCAGCACCCACTCCGTTGAGCCTGCGATCGTGCCGTCCTCGTAGAAGATGCTGGAAAGCTTCTGTCCGTCTTCGGTGTGCGTCGCGGGGACGAACACTTTCCCGGTTTTGATTTGGGGGATGACGTTAAGGCAGCGAACGAGCTTGTTCTGCCCGGTACCGCGCGGAATTTCCCTCACCGGGATGGCGAGTTGACCGGGCGTCTGGCTACGTTTTTTCAGCGTGGTGATGAGGCCCTGTCCGGCTTGCTTCTCTTCAATGGCCATGTGACGGAGCGGCATAACCCGCATAGAGCCAGACAGGCGCCATTTTTCCCAAACCTCTTCCGCTTTCTTCAGGAGGTCTTCCGGGTCCCACCGTCCGCGAACGACGTCAATGATGTAAAGATTCCCGTCCACGCCCATGCCAGCCAGCGTAAACACGGTGTAATCCAGCCAGTCCTCTACCTTCCCGCTGTTCGTATCGACGTACACGGCGCGGTGAGTAAGTTTCGGCAGCGTGGTGTACGTTCTGAACCAGCTGGTATCGATGATCCCGCCAGTCAGCGCCATCGGGTTTTGCTGGTATTGCGACAGGAAGGTATAGCGATCCTTTTCCCACAGCTGCAGGAGGTCGTTAACGTCTTCCATCTGCGGCCAGTAGGACCAGTAGCGAACGCCACCAACGACCACAGAGTCGGTATCTTTGACCGTTTCCCAGCAAAGCGAACGCCATGGCTCATCGAGCGACTGGATGTACTTCTCGTCGATCATGGCCGGTATGGCTACATGGTGAAACGGCACGCCCATTCCGCCGGCAAGCATGAAGCCCGTTGCGTCGTCGGTGTGCAGACGCTGCTGAATGCTTACAAATGGCGTAGGGTGCTCTTTCGACTTATCGCCGCGCCGCGATCGAATGGTGTTAACCAGCAGCGTATTCGCGCTTTTGCGTCGGGACTCGCTGAGCATATCCACCGGCTTGTTGTAGTCGTCCAGCATCACCATGCCGGAGAACTCTGGCCCATAGTAGCCACCACGACCACCGGTGATCTGCCCGTTGCTTGAGCGCGATACCGTCTGGCCTATAGAGCGCCCTCGCTCGTCCTTTATCTCCCACTCTTCTGCCTGGTTGACACCAAACGAGCAGGGCCAGAACTCCTGATATTCACGGCTGGCGATAATGTCACGGGTGCGCCGGCTGTTACGCTTTACCAGCGTGTCAGCAAAAGAGATATTCAGGTTGCGAAAGCGTTTAAGTCTCTTCTCCTGCACCAGGGCGTTGACATACGCCGGGAAGTGAATGGAGAAGAACTCAGTTTTCGTACCGCCTGGCGGGATGTTGATAATCAGGTTTCGCGGGACAAGGCGCCCGGCAAGCAGATCATCAATTTTCGAAGCCATCAGGCGGTGATGCCAGTTAACCAGCAGCCGATCACCCTGAATCAGCTCGAACCATATCCGGGTGAAGTTCAGGAATGACTTCGTAGACTTTGAACGGATGATCACGCGCTCCGGGAATGACAGGTCATCCCATTCGATAATTCCGCTCATATCAGTCCAGCCCTTCTAACCTTCCCTCCAGCTTCTGCTGGGCCTTCGCATAGTCTTCAGCAGTGTACGTCACCTGATTCAGCGGGCCGCCGTCTTTACCGGTAAGCTCGACCTTTTGCTTGTTGCTGTAGGCATCGCCTACCTCTTTTGCTGCCTGCTCCAGTAACTGAGCTGTCATGCCGAGGTTTTTCATACCTTCGGCAGTCGTAGACATTCGCTGCAGGACGCGCAGGCGGTAGGCTTTGTTGGCGATCGGGATGTCGGAAATTTCGTTGAGGAAGCGGTCGCGAGTGCGGTTGAAAAGGTCGACCCATTTTTGAGCCAAACCTTTCCCTGCCGCCTTTGTCGGGTCATGCGATGCCACCTGCTGGCGCGTCACCTGAACCTTGAATTCTTTTTGTACGGACTCGACGATTTGGGACGGCGTATCAAAGCAAGCGAGCTCTTGAACGATAAAGGCTCTCACTTCTGGTTTTAGTGCAGCCATAACCCACCGTCCGTATAAAGCAGTATAAAATCACGCCAGCTTCAGCATGCATGTCCCGCAAGCCCTGGCAACATCGATATGAGCAACCTCCGCCGGCCTGTTCGCCGCATCCACCATTTCCTGCACGTCTTTGCTGGCGCCGTAACGCCGGACCACTCCGACGAATTCCTCGACGTCATGGCCGCGAAGTTTGAGCACCGGCATCCCGGTCTCTTTGTTGAACTTAGGCGCGCCATAGTCATCGGTTGCCTGGGCGATGTGGTAAAGCTCATGCTCTACCAGTGCGCAGAACTCCAGATCGTTGCATTGCTCGCAGTAGTCGGCAGCCAGGGTGATGATGAACTTCGGTATGCGACCGAACCATTCATGCATCTGTTGCTCCATGCGGGACTTCTGCCAACCTCCGGCACGCATCATTACCTGCTCACACTGACCAAGCACAATGCGCCCGCTTTTAGCGAATGAGCCAGAGGCCCACATAAACGCGACATCAGCATCGACCAAGTGCGCATGGTCAGGGTTATGGATTCGGCCCTCTTCGGAGAGGATGTTCTGATTTACCCATTCGCCAATTTCGGTAGCAGGGATCAGCCGGGTATAAGGCAGCCAGTTTTCGCCAGTGAAGTTGACAGGAGGGTATGGTCTGCGATTGTCATTTTCATTCATGCAGAGCAATCCTCTTAGCTGGTTGGCCTACCCAAAATTACTTTCTTAAGTGCTCATCCTGTTTCATTGTGGGTTGAGGAGAGAATCTCCCAATATACAAATCAATGAATTTTTCGTTGGTCATATTTTTATCAAGATCTTCCTGCCACTCTCTCATCCAGACATGAACTTTTGACCAGTCAACTGACTCTTGTTTGTCGGTGAGATTTGCCATTTATCTATTCCTTCATTACCGTAATGATGGTGTAACGAGAGATTTCTTTGAGGCTGAATCCCTCTCGCTTATCCACTCCATCGTCGTCAAAGTGACAATGAATGAACCCATGTTCAATTATCGGCTTAACGGGGGTAGTAATGGATATACAGAGGGACTGTGAGCCATCTGACACCGGATAGATATTCACGATGTAATGATTAATCAACCTTTTATCCATATCAGAATTTCCTGCTGGTTTCGGAAATATACCACCGGGGAATAGCGACAACCATTACCCTAGAAAGCTACATAAAACTCTGTCAATGGCGCTTTTCAGACGCTATTTGCAGAACTTTATAACTATGCCTGCTTGCCAATTACAGGGACAATCCGGATACACTTCTTAGTGAGCCAGCCCCAGCGCAAAAGCACTGAAAGTATGAGCAGCGGCTTCATGTATGGGCGAAGCGTAATTTCCGCCATTAGGATTCCAGTAGTGCGCATATGACTCACCTCGTTGCGACATTATCGAGCCACCTCTTGAAGTGGCTCTGTAATGCCCTACTGACGTTTTGATTCTGCTTGCCTGATGTCAGCCTTATCACGGTTGCACTGCCCCAGCGCTGATAGCAGACTGACGTTTAAATCCAGGCTCTCGCCCCACGTCAGATTGTCAGGTATTTCTGGCTGCGGGGTGTCAGCCGTCAGGCTGGCCGGTAACGGGACCACCGGCACTTTGACGTAGACCGTTCGCGTATTGCTGCAGCCGCTTAACTGCGCCAGCAGGCACAGGGCGATTAGTGCAATCATCATTCGCAACAGCAACCCGGATATCAGCCGAGGCTCCCGATGCGTCCAGTGCGATCTGCTCTTTTGCATGCTGATTGGCCTCGACGATAGTGTTGAAGATGGTCATGGTGCTCAGAACGTTGGATGTGATGGTCTGGGCTGCGTTTGCCTGCTGCTCGGCGCCATCGGCTCGAGCTTTCTGCTCAGCAGCAGCATTGTGGTAATGCATTGCCAGCCACCCAAGGCAAACAACCAGGCAGATCACAATGGCGCTGATAATGGCGGTTAACCGGCTCATTTCTGCCCCCACAAACAAACTTCACGCTCAATTTCGCGGCGAGTTACCAGGCCTTTCCACTGTTTGCCCTTGGCATAGGTCCAGCGGCGCAGCTGATCACATGCACCTTTCTGGTCGCCCTGGTTGATTTTGCGCAGCAGTGTGGAGGTCTGGAAGTTTCCAGCGCCGACGTTATACGCGAATGAGTACAGAGCCCCGCGCATTGTTTCGGGGATCGGCTTCTGAATGTATGGGTCAATCTGGCGAGCGACGGTGTTCAGGTCTTTACTGAGAAGGGCACGGCATTCGGCCTCGGTGTACTTCTTGCCGAGCATGATGTCTTTGCCTGTGTGGCCATAGCAGACAGTCCAGACGCCTACCACATCCTGATAGGGGTTGTATCGCACACCTTCAAGACCATCGTTCCCGGTTGGGCCAGTGATGAGCGCAGAGGCAATGGCTATTGCGCCACCACCGCCGGCGATCACGCCAATCAGTTTTTTCCTCATTGATGGCGTCATGATCACCCCTGTGTATCACTTGCGATCCGCTTCAAGGCCTCGGTTACCACTTCGGCTGAAGCCGGACGGTCACCTCCAGGCTTTGCGGAGACATCAGCCAGATAACTGGCCAACAGTTGCGTGCGCTTTTTCTCTTCATCAAGTCGCTCTCGCTCTTCCTTACGCTTTGCGTAATATGTCTTGATTGTGAAGAAGGCAGAGATCAGGGCGCCAATGATGAAGACATAATCCTGCAGACTCAGGACGGAAAAGATACCAAGCAAGGCTGACCACCAGTAAGGCAGGTTGTGACCATCGGTTGGGTTCATACGTTGCATCTCTCACCTCCGATAATGTTCGGGGTGCTATCTGTAGTCAGTAAAAGGTTCAGGGCCGTCGGGCTGATTTACCAACAAAGCGTCGAGGGTGATTCCCGCGACCCTGAAAATAAAAAAACCCGAGAAAAATCGGGCAATAAGCATGAGGGTAATAGCAATGTCGGTGATGACCGAAAATACCCTGGCTGGGTCTGGCGGCCTGCGACGCTGTTGCAGCAGCGCCCCTGATGGATTGGATTATGAGTCCGTCATCAGGTCAGGCCATTATCTGGTGCTGGTTGACGGAATCGAACCGCCGACACCCTGCTTACAAGGCAGGCGCTCTACCTGCTGAGCTAAACCAGCAATCTGGTTCAGGGCTCTGCGCGTGTAGGGCTTCAACGTGTCGTGCAGCACGTCTCTACCCAAGAGCCCTGACCGGATCGCAGGCATAAAAAAGCCCAAGGCGTTAACCTCGGGCTTGAATTTTTTGCTTCGGAACGACTGAACGGATTCCCAGCGTTAGAGATGAATCTAACCAGTTTTTCCGGGAAATGCAATAGCCATTTTCCACAAAATTATATTTTTATAGAAAATACTCATTATTTCGTCACCCTGGAGAGAATGACATCAGCGTAGGATTCCTGTTTGTGACATTCGGATACCAGCTCCTCGAAGAAAGGTTTCAGTTGCTCATAAGCTGCCGTTTTCTTAATGTCAGCCACGGCCCTTACCCCTTCCATCACCGTCGAAAACTTCATGCGCGCATAACCTCTTCCGCTGCAGCGATCGCATACCTTCATTACCGGTAGCCCAAGGCGCTCGCTGGTCTCTTTATCCAGTACTTTTCCTTTCCCATTGCAGCGACACGAATTGCTGATAGCACCCTTTCCGTTACAGGCTGAGCATTTAACTTTGACCACTTCGCGCACTTGGCTCCAGCTCTCCCAGTGGCTTGGGCGAACCGCTCGGGACATCTTTGCCCAATAAGGTGGCTTGCCCCACGGATATGAGCATTTATTGGTGAACACCTGGGCCTCTGTGAAGCCAGTCCCATTGCAGCAAGTGCATTTTCTAACGCTGGCAGCACTTCGCGTGTAATCCTGGTATGCAAAAGCACACAGAACTTCGAGAACTCTTTTGCGAACGTCCTGGCTGAGTTCTGAAACGATGTTAAAGCGGATTGATAATCGCTCTGCTGATTCATAAAGTAGCTCCATTGCTCGGTCAGGTGTGCTTACCCCAATCTTTGCCAGATAGAGGTCGAAGCCGAATCCGCACTTGGCATTTACCAGCCCAAGAGCGGCCATGATGTCAGTGCCGGTTAGACCATCCGATGCAGTAGCCCGTGGCGAATCGCTCAGCATTGGTGATTTAGGCGCGAAGTATTTGGCGATAGATTCGAGGTTCATGCTGTCTCTCCCGGGGTCTGATAGATGCGAACGAAATTTCTCAGTATGCGGTGGTCAACCAAAACGGTGCCGCGGTGCCGGCAGAGGCGGAGCTTTTGCCAGCGGTCGCGGATGCGTTCGATAGCGTCGTGGTTCATGCGGCCTCCCGCTGTTTCAGTGCTTTGAGCTTGGCGCGGTACTCATCGCGGATACGAATAAAGTCTTCCCGGCGGTAGTTGGTCATTTCGTGGGGTCCGTTAAGCCAGTCGACATACTCCTGTCCGTAACGAGCGACCAGGCCAGCTTCGTATTGCTGAGCAACCGTCGACTCTTTGGCGGTGTACTTACCGGCCCCGGCATTGCACGATTTGCACTGCTTATGAGCGTTGCGCTCTTCAAAACGCAACTCAGGGTAAGCGCCGACCGTTTTGAAGTGGCCGCAGTCCCACTGACCGCCATGCAGATCAGGCGGGTTGGTCTCGCCGCAACTGATGCATGGCAAAGCAGCATCACGAGCGCGGATGTAGGCGTTGAATGCCTTCTGAGCCTGGGCTTTGTAGTAACCGTTAGGTCTGAGCTCAGCCAATCTTGCTTTACGGCGCTGACGCCCCTCCTTCTCGGATTCGCGCTGGCGCTTAACCGCCCTGGCCTTCGCTGCTTCCCGGGCTTTTGCTGTCTGTTTTTTGCCGATCGCGCTGGCGCATTCAAAACTGCATACCACCTGCCCCTCCCTGGTGGGATGGAACCATTCGCGGCAGTGAGCGCATTTACGACGTGCTGGTTTACGCATGTGGCCTCCTTGCTCTCAGGCGTAGCCACTTCTTATCGACCAGGCGGGCGGTGTAGTCCTTCAGTGTCGGGATATCTGACGGCTTAACTTCGACCTTGCGCTTGCGGCGCGCCGGCACGCGGAAGATGCCGCGATCCATGACCTTAGCGAGCAGACTGTGCATGCGAAGCCCTCCACTCATGGGCCCATGCAATCCGACTGCTGGACTTCTCGCTGAACTTCACATTGTGCTCGGTGCCGAACCAGTAGATCGCCTCGATCACCTCGACCATGTAGCGCTTGCTGGATTGAGAGGTACGAACGCCGAAGTAGACACGGCCGCCATTGATGCCCGGGGCGGATTTCTGTTCACGCTCCGGGTTTTGCATCTGGCTGACCAGCACAGTGATGAGGTCTTTCCACTCCGCTGGCTCCAGCTTTTCGCCGTGCCAAATCACCTGATCGCTCAGGTCTTTCAAAAGTGGCCACATGAGGCGATTCTGTTTGTCCGTACGGCTTTCTTCGCGCGCCTCGATAATCAGCGGCGATCGGTGGTCGACGGGCAGAGACTGGATGAAGTTGACGACGTTACGCTTAACGTTGTCGTTGATAAGGCAGAATTGTTGCTTCACGCTTCACCTCCGCAGAGGCCAAACGCTGAATGCAGAAAATCGCCGGTGGCCTTCGCCATCGGTGACAGGAATTGCTGTAAGGTTTTGTGCGCCATGTGTCCCCACTTGGCGCCGGTCATTAGTGTCAGTTGCTCAGGCTGACCAGGTAATTATCGCCCTTCCCGGGGATAAAAGCAAAATGAGCATATACGATAAAACCCCTCCGGAGAGGGGTTTGATTTCAACTGGAGGATTTACGTTCTGCGGGGGATTTAGGCATGCTCCCGCTCCTTCTGGCGCTGGTCTTCATTGCTGAAGTCGTCGCCGTCTATTGGCATCAGGTATTTTGCTGGCATCAGCGCGAAATCCATCCTTTTCTCCTCTCCTGTAGAGCCATCTCGCGCCACCAAGTCGCCTGATACCAACCATGCATCTCCCATAGGCACCGGCTCGGCGTACACCTCTCCATTCCAGGTAAACCGGGAGCCATTCGGCACAAAGCCTGCAACCAGTACAGCCTTCCCGTCATTGGTACGGTAGAAGCCACCAATAATCATCGCCTGACAACCTGCGCGTAATTCAGCCATGGTTAACCTCCTGCGGCGCTGCTGGCAGTGGCATCCAGTGGGTTATCTCTCCGTGGATAAATTGATTTGCCGAGAAGCCACCAAAGAAACAATAAACCTCCAGCACTCGCTTTCCATCCCAGCCAAAATACATGCCGTTGCTCTCCGGCATCCGCTCGCTTACCGGAATCCATTTACCCGGCACGGTAGCGGGTTCACTGCCGGGTGACTGCGGGGCGGCTGCGAAATGCTCAACGCCTTTAGCCCAGATTTCTTTGATCGTCGTCCAGGTGACAGGTACCGTGATTTCAATTCTCCCGCTGCCGTCACAGGTTTCACATTCATCATCACCAAAGCATTCCGGGCAGTTTACGAACTTGGTTTCTGAAAACTCACCTGATAGCGCGCCTTTCGCGCCGTTCTCAGCAGTTAACCTCATAGGCACCATCACGTAACCATCCGGAATTACCGGAGAGCTGCCAGGATGCACCGGACAAGGCCAGCGCAGAGAGCCGTCACCGCTGGGGTAAGTGCAAACAGGAGCTATCGGCGCTGGCTGAGCGTGGCGATAGAGCTTAGTGCCAGGCTCAAAGGACTGGATAAGGCGGCGATAAGAAAGCGCATCCCCTCCATCATCGCCAACAACAATCACCGGCTCGCTGTCCGCTACCGGCTGCGCTGGCTGCATATCTGGACCTTTGCGAATGGCTTTTGCCAGCTCGATAGGGTCATCGTAAAGCCAGTCTCCGGTCTCAGGGTGATTGGCTTCTGCCAGTCGAGCGGCCCACTCCAGACCGTCTTTGTGTCCCTGCAGGTAGTCGAGAGGCAAACACCCAGACTCGCTGTCCATTGCGGCCAGCGCCATGCGCGCCAATTCTTCAATTTCAGCGTGAGACGGCGGCAGTGTCATTGCACGATGAAAGTTAGCGATTAGCTCAATGCGCTCTCTGGTTAATTTGCTGGTCATTGGTTGGCTCCCCGTGAAATTTTGTGGCCCGGCGCATAGCAGCGCTGGCGGTCTTTGCTGATGCGCCAGCCAGCTTTGCGCGCCTGTTGAGAAATATCTGTCATATTCCGGCCAATAAAATCAGCCTGCCCCTGCGGATAGATTTTCCCTGACTGACAACCATCACAGTCGCAATACAAATCGGCGCAAAATCCTTCAGTTATTCCCATCACTCAGCCTCCCACTTAATTCCAGCCGTAATCGAAATAAGGAAATCACCAAAGCCGGTGATGTAGCTAATACGCCCAGAGCGCTGTAACGCGCCGATACTCTCAAGCCGCCTTACCTGTTCTTTTTCCAAATCGTGACCGCCAGATTCAGGGTCATCGCAGCATTCAGCGAAGCGATGTAGCGCTGCCAAGTCAGCATCAGTGACAAACGCGCGGAATGGCTCGATGGTGACGGTGCGGGACTCCAGCTCGGCGATGCGCTGGCGGAGCGCTGCAATCTCCATCTCTGCAGCATCGGCATAATGGACGTTTTCATGCTCCAGCGGCGGCAGGTCTGGGGTTTTCACACCAAACAGCGCCGCCAGTGCGCGATAGTTCTGCTCACTGTGATAGCGACCTTTGCAGCGGACCAGCTTTTCGGCTGCTGCGCGGATGGCATCAAGCTCATCAATTTTCACGTCGCTTTCGCAAGCCTGCTCATGTATCCGGGACGCCACCCGATGCCAACGGCGCTCGGCTGCCTGCGCCTTCTCCAGCGCCTCTTCTGCTGCGTTCGCCCTGTCACGCTCACGAGCCGCTCGTTTGTGTGTTACGTCTATCGCTTCCCGGCGAGCTTCGGATGTCTTCTCTGACTTCTCCAGCGCCTCTACCAGCGCGAGGACGTTGGCAGGGTTAGCTAGGGCGATGAACTCGGCATCAGCCTTATGGATAGCGATTCCGTCTTCATGGGATAATTGCTCTTCGCTAAACCAGGTCAGCCCCTCTTCAATCAGAGCTTTCGAAGCTGCATTTTTCAGGCTCTGCGCCAGTGCGGTGATATCAGTTGTCATGCGGCACGCTCCATTTCTACCAGGCCGACACGAACCGCATTCAGGATGCGATCGAGATATTGATATTTCGGATTAGGTACGGACGGCCATCCGGCATACCAGGGGTCGTCGCCAAACAATTTCAAGAGCTTGTCCCCAACGATAAAATCACAACAGTTCGCCTTCACATCCTCCGCACTTTCGGCCTCTGTCCACATTTCACGGGCATCACCCTTATCAATTTCCTGCTCGCGGCGAAGCTTGATGATTTGCGATTTAACGAATTCAAGGTTGGCGTCGTTATCATCGTCAACCGAGCTTTCAAGCCGGGGAGCCAAACACCCGATCAGGTAGTCATTGCTGACACGCTTAATGAACTCCTGAACAGTGTCACCGCCCATCGCAAACCATGCGCCAGTCCATGCTTCTCCGTAGCAGGTGATCGTTATCCGCCCTTTTCCTGGCTCATAGTTTTCAATCATCACCCGCACAGGGTCTAAGCGTTCAGCGCCGGTAATGGTGAACGACAGAACATCCATTTTTTCGATAGTGATGCTCATTTGTCTGCCCCCTCGCGCAGCGAAAAAGCCCATGCGTATTCATCAGACGTTGCGAAGTAATTGAGTCTGTCCATGGTGATTACGCCGTAACGACCACGCTCACCGATGAAGAATTCGCCGATCACATCATCGTTGTGAATTTTATAAGGCTTTCCGATAGCGATTAACGCTACTCCATCCTGCGTGCGCTTTTTAGCTGCCGTGAATGTGATGGTCTTTTCCCGTTCTGCTACACCATCAGCCTTAAAGCCGGCTACGATGCGATCGGTGGCGGGGGTTTTTAGCCCATCGCGCAGTTTTACGTATGCGCTCAGCATGGCCAACTCAGGCACGTCGTCAGCTTTCGAATGATAAGTATCAAGCGCTTCCATCATCAGCTTACTGAACGGTGCCGGCGCTGATTTTTTCAGCGCCACATTCTCCGCCGCCATCTGCTTAAACGCTTTCGCCAACTTCAGGAACTTCTGCTCTATGATCGACAGCTCGCCTGCGCTCTCAAGCGACTTAATGAGCTCGTTTACTGTTTCGATATTCATGCTGATGTTCTCCCGTAAACAGCCAGTACCCGCTTCATCGCCGGGCTTTGCCGACACTCGTTGAAAATCTGGTTAGTGCTCTTTCTGCCTGCAATTTCTTCCTCAGTGGCCAGCCGGTAGTAAACCGTCCGCCACACCCGAGCTTCCGCTACCAGTACCCCCTGCTTTGCCAGGATGTTGGCAGCCTGGTTGATGCAGGTATGCGTCATCCCGGAAGCCGCGGCGACATCTGGAGAGCTGCAGGTTTTATGCGTTTTCAGGTAGTTCAGAATTGCGTCTTTGCCTGTCATGACCGGTTCTCCCGATAGCTGTCCCAGGTAAACGAAATCGTGCAGCCGCCGCCGTCGTTCATGCGGTCGATGACGCGCTCACCGATAAACTGCGTCAGCTCATCCTTCGGCAGGTTGCTGATCAGGATCGTCGGCTTCAGGCGCTCGTAGCGGGTGTTGATGATTTCAAACATGATCATCTTCTCGGCTTCGCTGCCAAACTGCACACCAACCTCATCGACAATAAGAAGGTCTGGCTTCGTGAAGTAGCGGATCACCTCATCCTCAGTGCGCGTGGCTGTTTTTGACCAGGTCGATTTAAACTCCCGGGCAATCTTGAGCGCCGTCGTGAAAATGACTGAGCTTTGGTGGTGCTCAATCACATGGCGGGCAATGGCCAGCGCAAGGTGGTTTTTACCGGTACCAGGCTTGCCACACATAACCAACCCACCGCCCTGCTGGAGGCGATCAGTCCATTTCGATGCGTAGGCCTGGCAGACCCGTAATGCTCGCTCAGAATCCTTCCCAACAGGCTTGTAGCTGTCCAGAGTGCACGTGGAGAATCGCTCTGGTATGTCCAACTGGCGAAGCAGCCTTTCTGCAGTTTGCTGGCGAACTCGCTTATCCCAGCGAACCTTTTCATCCTTCAGAAAATTCAGTTCGTCTTCCAGGCAGCCCGGGCAGCGTGTCGGCGGTGATGGCAGATTGATGATGCTGCTGGTCAGGATCCGCTTTCGCTGCTCATACTCGCCATGCTTTTCGCAACAGACGCGCTCAATAACCACCTCGCAATTCGGGATGTCTTCCGGTGGCTTACTCAGCTGATCAAGCATCCGCTCAATGGCAGTGATTTTTTCTTCCAGTTCCATGATCAGTCCCTCGCCCATGATGGGATTTCAGTCTGCCCGTAGTCTTTAGCGGAAAAGTTTTCTGTCTGCCGGCTATTTGAAACCTTGCGTGGCGCCCTTGAGGCAGCCTGCTTGTTCTGGTAGCTCAGTTTCTGGCTGGCAGTGATAAACCAGTTTTTCGGCTTTTCGTGACTGAATTCGATATCCAGCTTTTGCAGCTCGTACTGCAGGTCAATCAGCGGGTATAGGGTTAACCACGCCTGGTAGTCTTTGTGATTCAGACGAACCACAGAACCTTCGAATGCATATCGACTAGCCATCTGATGCACAGTTGCCTGCTCAGCCCCTTTGTCACCTTCGCAAGTCGCGGCCGCGGCTTGGGTGTTATCCAAGGAATCAGGATCAGGGTTAAGGGAATCAGGAATCAGGTTAAGGGAATCAGCAGGATTTAAACTGTTCTCTACTGATTCTTGCACCATGCTTGTACCGTGCAGTTCTGGTGCTCCTTTATTTTCAACGTCTTGGAGTGATTCTGAGTCCTTCTTTTCTTCCTCTGCATCTTCCTTGCACTGTTCTTGTCCGGTGCTTTTATCGTTCTCAAGAGGTGCTGGTATCTCACTTGCAGCTTCTTTGCAGTGAGGATTTTGGTGCTTCTTCCAGTTCGATATCTGTATGTAGCACTCACCATTAACCCGGTAGCGGATAATGAATTTATGGTCATTGAGTTGCTGAAGAAGAGCGTCACAATCAGCCTCATCAAAAGGGAGAAGCATCGCTTTAATTTTTTTCGGGCGATCATCAAGGCGCCCCTCTTTATCAGCTATCGTCCAAAGACCAGCAAACAGAAGTCGCCCCAGCGGATGGCATTCTGCAAGCTCATCATTAGTGAAAAAGCCTGGTTTGATATTTCTGGATCTGGCCATTTAAAACTCCACAGGTTGTGTCGGGCCGTAAATGCCCTGGGACTCACGCTCAGCCCGAAAAGACTCATATTCTTCTCTGTGCTTCCTGAGTTCCTGTTCATCAGCTGGCTCAATGGCGTACGCATTCGAGTCATGCATGGCAATGACGACGCCGTGTTTTTTTCTGATGTTCAAAACGGTATCTGCGCCGATGCGGATCAGCCGCTCAGCCGCCGCTAATTTGTCACCAAAGACGCTTATGCCAATGTCATCGAAGAGACTATTGACGTTGAGCTTCCCAAGGGTTTCGAAAGTGATGAAGTCGTTATAAACAGCGATGCTTTCAACGGACTCCCCTACTTGCGCTTCACAGCTCTGAGAGCAGGCGTGAATGATTTCCCCTAAAGAAAGCTCGAAAAATTCTCTGGAATCATTTACGCGCCACTCAGATAAAACCTCATGGACTTCTTTTTCTGATTCCAGTGGGGAATGGGTATAAAAAGCAGCTTCAATTTTGAATGGCGCCGGAACGCCAGTTGCGGACGACAGCTCCCTTGCCCTGACTTCTGGGCTTGTCGTGGTCATGCCGACTTTGTAGATCCCCGGCATACATGGGTTACTTAAGACATAGACCCACCCTTCCATTCTGAATTGCTGAGGCACTTCCATAGTCGTCATTACGCCGACTTGCTTTGTAATGGCATCAAGATGCATAATTACTCCTGTGAATTTGTTCAGTTAATTCGCGTAGAAAGCCGTTAGTGTTCCCGCACTGCGGCTTTCGCCCTTCTGTTTCCACTCATGCTTCAAAATCACCTTTCTCTCCCGGCCTGTTAGAAATCAGGATGGCCAGCAGTAGCGACATGTTCGGCAGCAGACTTTCCCGCCAGCGACTCACCGTCGACTTATTCACTCCGGCCACTTTGGCGATATTCGTGGTTCCCAGTTCAGCTATCTGGCTGTGTAACCAGCTTTCTATCCTGCGAGCCTCCACTTTGTTGCGTGTCGTTGAACTCTCCATTTGTGATACTTCCTCTGGTGGTGTTTGGAATGGCTGAATTACTCAGTCAGAACCCGCTGACTGCTCAATTCAGCTTTGTTTAATCAGGATTTCTGTTATGTGGGAAAGGCTTGATCTCCTCAGCCTTAATTTTTCCATCAGGCAGGGTGTTAACGAAAATCTTCCGCCCTACCCGGATAGCTTTACTAATTGCGGTCTGGTGAACGCCGATGGCATCAGCAGCTCTTGCCTGTCCAACTTCGTCAACGTATTCAGCTAAAGAAATTTTCATGTGGTTAGCTCCTATCAACTCACGAGTAAACAATACCACAAGTATTAAACATTGCAATACCGCGAGTATTTTTAAAATAAGAACATTGGTATTACTATTTGAAAATGGAAAAGAAAAAGACACTGACATCGGCTCAGATCGCTGACGCAGAAAGGCTGAAAGCCCTCTATGAAGCCAAGAAAAAAGAGCTTGGGATAACACAGCAATCAATAGCTGACATGCTAGACATATCTCAGGGGGGCGTTGGGCATTACTTGAATGGCAGGAATGCCCTTAATGCTGCCGTGGCTGCTGTTTTTGCCAGAGCCCTCCAGGTGGATGTCTCTGATTTTAGCCCCAGCCTTGCGAAAGAAATATCTGCAATGAGTGCTTCCGCTACATCGAATGCCAAGTATGCAGGCCAGTACACCCCAGGCATTAAATACCCTGTATTAAGCAAGATTCAGGCTGGGCATTGGTCGGAAGCGTGCGAGCCGTATGCACTTAAAGATATCGATCTATGGCTAGAATCAGACGCTCACATCCAGGGGGATGCGTTCTGGTTGTTGGTCGAGGGGGAATCCATGACTGCCCCGGTCGGGCTCAGCATACCAGAGGGTACCTACGTTTTGTTTGATACCGGCCGAGAGCCAGTAAATGGCAGCCTTGTGATCGCAAAGCTATCCGAATCAAACGAAGCGACATTCAAAAAGCTGATTATTGATGGGGGCCAGAAGTACCTGAAGGGCTTAAACCCTCAATGGCCATTGGTTCCCATCAACGGAAACTGTCGAATCATTGGTGTGGCAGTAGAAACTAAGTTAAGGCTTGTGTGATCGGCAGCATGCCGCAGACGTACAGGAAGCATGGGTAAAGCCTTAGCACGCAGAGGAAGCATGTCTGATCTGATTATCCCAATACTCATTACTTTGCTGATTATCGGACTGGTTGGGATAGTGCTCAGGCTGGATAAGATCTTCTTCAAGCGGAAGGATGAGCGGGATGACTTTGAGTGAGCCAGACCGGTAGTTCGATGTGTTTTTGGTAATGCCAAAGACGTACAGGAAGCATGGGTAGCCAGCCAGCGGACTGATGAGATGTTTGGGTGATTTTTCCCGTCACATATTATTTATATTTTAGGCATAAGGACCGAGTTTAACTATGGCTATATCAAAAGAAATGAGAAAGCTTATAAATAAGTGGAAAACTGGAACTTCTTGGCCTAAACGTCTTGAGTGGCTTGAAATAAAGGGAATAAGGGGCTGGTCAGGACAAAGAGTTGACATCCAGTTTCCTATAGTAGCTTTAGTAGGTGAGAATGGTTCTGGAAAGAGCACTGTTCTTCAGTGTGCTGCATCTGTCTACAAAGATAAAAAGAAAAGGTTCGCTTCTTTTTATTTTCCAGATACGCCATTCGAAAAAATCCAAAGCGCTTATATACGATATTCTTATCGCGAAGGTAATAATTCAGTAGTAAAATCGATTAGAAAACCAACAAATCGCTGGATAGGAAATCCTGAGCGACCTGATCGAAGAGTCGAGTATGTTGATTTAAGTAGGCTTCAGCCTGTTAATGCGCGACTTGGTTACTTAAAATTACTTAAGGGAGGTTCGACAGAGCAGGCTCATGAAGCTTTTGATAATGAGCGCTTGGAGAGGCTGCGTAATATCATTGGGAAAAGCTATACAGCAGCAGGGTTGTCCACAACAACCATAGATGCTAAACGTCCTGTAACTGTTATTTCAAATGAAGGAGCTAGGTATTCTGGATTTCACCAAGGAGCTGGCGAGATTACCGCAACAGAGTTAATTGCCGTAGATTATCCTAAATACGGATTAATTCTTATTGATGAAATTGAGACTTCATTACACCCAAGAGCCCAAAGAAGATTAATGCGCGATTTAGCAAATTTAGCTAGGGAAAGAGAGTTACAGATTCTCATTACGACCCATTCACCATACATACTTTCTGAATTACCACCTGAAGCAAGGATTTACCTCATGAATGGAATTGAGGGAAAGACTGCGGTCAGTGGTGTAAGCCCTGAGTTTGCAATGACTAAGATGGATGAAGAAAACCATCCTGAATGTGATTTATATGTCGAAGATGTAATAGCCAAAACGCTCGTTTCTGAAGTAATAGCAAGTTCCAAAGAAAGAGAGCTTTTATCGCGAGTGATGATCATCCCATTTGGCACTGCTAGCGTTGGAATGGCTTTAGGACAAATGGCGCATAACAAGAGATTTCCTAGGTCTACGGTTGTTTATCTTGATGGCGACCAATCCCCTGCGGTCGGATGCACTATTTTACCAGGAGATGACGCACCTGAAGTAGTTGTATTCAACGCATTACAGGAAAAAGGTTGGCCTAATGTTTCAGAGAAAATTGGCCGCGAGCCAGCAGAAACAATTGATGCATTAAACTCTTCAATGAGCAATGCTGATCACCATGGATGGCCAAGGGCAGCAGCAAATTCTTTAAACGTAGGTTCTGAAATACTATGGCATGCCATGTGTTCGTCTTGGGCTAAAAATTGTATGAGTGAAGATGATCTCGATGCTGTGCTTCAACCGATTGTAGATGCACTGGAAACGGAGCGTTAATCCCCCCGCTCCCAACCGTCTAGCGAGCGGTATTTTTAACTCATCAACCCGGCCACCGCGCCGGGTTTTTATTGCCCTACTCTTCCCTCAGCATCAGCACATCCAGTGCCAGCTCTACAGGCAGATCTACCTGGTCACCCTGCCACAACACCTGAATCATCTCTATCAGCGCCTCTCTTGAGGGCTCGCGCTTCTCAACCAGCAGCTGCATAACCGCTATCCCGATAACCTGCGCTATCTGCGGGTGCATTTCTGCGAAAAACTCATCCTCATTTGACATGCCAACACCCCTTTATGATGTTTTTTTGAGCATAACAGCACTTTTTACAAAAATAAATTAACTTTAAAATCATATCTTTAGTATTTTTATTAAATATCATAATACTGGCGGTATTGATATAAAATAATACCCGGAGTATTATCATCTCATCCAAACAACAACGTTGGCGCCGGTAATAGGTAACAACGCTCCGTTAGCCGCGATAAGGCAAAGGTGAAGAGATGATCCGCGAAGAAGACAAGCCTGCATGGCGTAATTTTTGGTTAAAGGTCGTTCCGTTTTTGGTTGCTGTTCTCGCAGTTAGCTATCCGTGCTGGGGTGGCAAATGAGCAAACAAGGCATTCGTTCACTGATTTACTGCCTGCTGATCTGCGGCGTTATCTGGACAGCTGTGGTTATCAAAATTCTGCACGTTACGGGGGTGTTCAATGGCTAACTCAATTCCTAACAACGGACGCGCCGTGATGATGCGCAATCGCCGCACCGGCGCCGCCTGGCTGGTCAGCTTCGACTATCGCGACGGCAGCTACTGGCATGAGCCGCAGGGTAATCTGCGCCACATCCGCCGGCCATATGCTTCACGCAGTATCGAGCCTAACCTGGTACCAGCCGGGACGCATTAACCAGCGCATATCAGCGCACGAATTTCACTGAGCTATCAGGCGGCTTTCATCGCGCCGGGGATTCTTACAACCAAATTTCAGGGGAAACCATGAGCGAAATAATGGATTTAGTCGTCATCGAGAAAAAGAACGCGATGGCGGTTTTCACCAATAACGACCAACTCGATCCGCTTATCGAAGCGATCGAAAAAGAGGCTCGCAGTCTGGTGCCGGACGTGACCACCAAAAAAGGCCGCGACGCCATCGCATCCATGGCTCACAAGGTCGCTCGCTCCAAAACTTACATCGACAACGCAGGTAAAGACCTGGTCGCTGAGCTGAAGGCGCTGCCAAAGCAAATCGACGAAAGCCGCCGCGTTGTCCGTGAACGTCTCGATGCGCTGAAAGATGAAGTGCGCCGGCCGCTGACTGAATGGGAAGCCGAGCAGGAGCGCATTAAGGCCGAAGAAGCCATGAACGCGCTGCACGCTGAAGCGCTGGTGATGAACGAGAACATCGATCTACAACGTGCGATTCAGTACGAAGCGGACCACGAAATGGCTTTGCTAATGAATAAAGATTTTGACCGCGAACAGGCCGAGAAGAAAGCAGAAGCCGAACGCCAGCGCATTGCCCGCGAAGAAGAGATTAAGCGCCAGGCGGAAGAAAAAGCCAAACGTGAGGCAGCAGAAAAGGCACAGCGTGAAATTGACGCTGCGGCCACCAGAGAGCGCGAAGCGATTTTGGCCAAAGAGCGAGCCGAGCGTGAACAGCGAGAAGCAGCTGAGCGTGCGGAGCGCGAAAAGCAGGCCGCTGTGGAAGCTGAACGCCGCAAAGCACAGGAAGAAGCCGATCGCATCCGTCGCGAGGCAGAGCAGCGCGAACAGGCCCGCCTGGCTGAGGAGAAGCGGAAGGCCGAAGAAGAATCGCGCCGCGCCGCTGATGTTGAACATCGCCGCGGAATAAATACAGCAGCGGTACAGGCTCTTATCAATCAGGGCATCCCTCATGAATGGGCTAAAGCCTGCATCATTGCTGTAGCTCTCGGGAAAGTCCCGGCTACAACCATCAAATACTGAGGTGGTTATGAACGCATACCGCGCATATGACGTGATCGAAGAGCGTAAGTGGGCCGAGCAAACGCTCACCGAAGAGAAGCAAAAGTGGATTGACGATCGGGCGCAGGAAATTATCGACGCCCTGCCGAAAGAGCCGTCAGGCCTGTTCCGCTTCTCTGTACCGATGGACAACAGCCCATACGAAGGCCTCCGCAGCGATGCAGCTGGCGAGGCATATAACGATCTTATTTCGGCAGTAGCTTACGCCCAGGCGGAATACGACTGGGATCACCGCACCGGCTGCCCGTTTTAACTTTGAGGGGAATTCTATGAGCACAGCACTTTCTACAATGGCCGGGAAGCTTGCCTCCCGCCTCGGCATGGATGCCGGAACTGACCTGATGAACACTCTGAAAAATACTGCATTTAAGGGTGGGAATGTCACTGATGAGCAGTTCACGGCACTGCTGATCGTCGCCAACCAGTACGGACTGAACCCGTGGACGAAAGAGATTTATGCATTCCCGGATAAAGGCGGAATTGTTCCAGTGGTCGGCGTTGACGGCTGGGCTCGAATTATCAACGAACATCCTCAGTTTGATGGAATGGAGTTTGCCTACGACAAGGAGGAAGGCGCGTGTACCTGCAAGATATACCGGAAAGACCGCACACACCCGACCATCGTTACTGAGTACATGGGAGAGTGCAAGCGCAATACTCAGCCATGGCAGTCCCACCCTACCCGCATGCTTCGTCACAAGACGCTGATCCAGTGTGCGCGTCTCGCATTCGGGTTTGCTGGCATCTTCGATCAGGACGAAGCCGAACGTGTCATTGAAGGGAGTACGACAGAGGTTCATGTAGGTCATGAATCGGATGGCCGCCGCCCGGAACTGATCGCAAAAGGCGAGTCTGCCGCACGCCTTGGGACTGTTAAGTATCAGGAATTCTGGGTGGCGTTAAGCGCAGAAGAGAAACAGGTTATCGGCGCGGTTGAGAAGCGTCGCATGTATGACATGAGCCTTGCAGTCGACAACGCAGAACCTGTCGATGCCGCAGCGCCGGAGGATAAATGATGGAACAGCGCACCCCAGAATGGTTTGCCGCTCGCTGCGGAAAAGTCACAGCCAGCCGCCTTGCTGACGTCATGGCCAGAACCAAGTCTGGCTATGCAGCAAGCCGACAGAACTACATGGCCGAGCTGATCTGCCAACGCCTCACCGGGAAGCTTGAAGAAGGTTTCTCCAACGCCGCAATGATGCGCGGAACAGAACTCGAGCCGGTAGCGCGCGAAATGTATGCGCTGAATGAGTTCGATGCCGAAATCACTGAGGTGGGGCTTATCGATCACCCAACTATACCAGGATTCGCAGCAAGCCCTGATGGGCTTGTTAATGGTGATGGGCTTATCGAAATTAAGTGCCCCAACACCTGGACTCATCTTGAGACCTTAAAAACTGGCGAGCCAAAACGCCAGTACCTGCTGCAGATGCACGCTCAGATGATGTGCACAGGGCGAAAATGGTGTGATTTCGTTAGTTTCGACGATCGTCTTCCGCCAGACCTCGCCTATTTCAAAAAGCGCATTCACTTCGACGAAGTACTGGCAAATGAGATTGAGTCCGAAGTGAAAAAGTTCCTGGAAGAGCTGGAGAAAGAGATTTCCAGCATAAAAAACCACGACCATGCCGCATGAGAAAGGCAGGCACGAAAAGAGGTGCGCAATGACTGATTATGGCGGATCGAAAACTCCAAAAAATGAACGTGACTACTGGCAAACGCCGATTGAAATTTTCAACGCGCTCGACCGCGAGTTTGGCTTCTGGCTGGATGCTGCAGCCTCTGAGAGTAATGCGCTATGCGCTCACTATCTCACTGAGCTGGATGACTCGCTGAACAGCGAATGGGCGTCATACGGTGCGATCTGGTGTAACCCGCCCTATTCCGATATTGGGCCGTGGGTGGAAAAGGCTGCTGAGCAATCCCGGGCGCAGTCTCAGGCCGTAGTGATGTTGCTACCAGCTGACATCTCTACTGGCTGGTTTATTTCAGCCATACAATCAGCTGATGAACTCAGGCTCATAACCGGCGGCCGTGTTCAGTTTGTTCCGGCATCTGTTACAGGAAAGCGCCAGAGCAACCCCAAAGGCTCGCTTCTGTTTATCTGGCGTCCGTACATCACCCCGCGACACATCATCACGACCGTATCGCTGGCTGAGTTAAAGCGGATCGGGACTCTGGAGGCAGCATGAGCAAAGGGACTGTTATCTGCCTCTGTGATTTAACCGGGAAAATGGCTGAGCCATGGGTCGAAGCAGGTTATCGCGCCGTTCTGGTGGACCCGCAGCACCCTGAGACCTCGATCGACGGTCCTGTTGAGCGCATATCGGCAACCATCCTTGAGGCGATGCCGCGGCTATCTCAGATCATCCGCTCTGAGAACGTCGTCATCGTCATCGGCTTCCCACCATGCACGGACGTGGCTGTTTCCGGGTCCCGTTGGTTCGAGTCCAAGCGCGCCAAAGACCCGCATTTCCAGGGCAAGGCCGCGCTGGTCGCTGAGCAATGCCGGATGGTTGGCTTGGCGGCCGGCTGCCCGTGGGCATTCGAAAACCCGGTGAGCGTGTTCAGTAGCATCTTCGGCTCGGCCGATTACACATTCCATCCGTACCAGTTCACTGGGCTGTGCACGGATGACAACTACACGAAGCAGACATGCCTCTGGACGGGTAACGGTTTCAAGGCGCCGGCAGAGAATATGCACCCGATGGTTGAAGCGGCTATCGACGCCGTGAGGCTGGCCTGCGGCCGCATGGTGCCGAAGAAAAAGGCGATCGAGGCCATATCCGGGACGTCCTTTGCCGGATTGGTGACTGACTGGTATCCGGACAACCGAATTCACGAATGCCCACCCAGCGACGAGCGCGCCAACATTCGCAGCGCAACGCCTCTTGGATTTGCAAAGGCGGTTTTCCTTTCGAATGCACCCCATCTCAACAAGAAGCGGGAGGCAGCATGACGCCAGAAGAAAAGAAAAATGCGCTCAGAAGCATCGCGCGCAGGGCTAACGATGAGGTTAAGGCAAAACGGCGGTCATCTCCCGCTTTAAGTTGCGACGAGATATCACGACCGATCCTCAACGGATGCATGCCGCTGATAAAGCAGCTTGGGTTAACGCCAAGCCATCTCTATGTGGAGATAGGTATTTTGAACGGATATATAAAGGAGCGCTGACATGCCAGAAATCATTGATCAGGCCAACGAGTTAGAGGAACTCCAGCGGGAAGCCGCCATTGCGAAATGTCGCATCAACCATTCGGCGGTTTCGGCTACTCACTGCCGCGACTGCGGGGAAGAGATACCCGAGCGGCGCCGGGAACTGGTGGCGGGCTGCCAGCGCTGTGTTAGTTGCGCCAGTGATATCGAACTACGGTTGAAACAGGAGGGCAAATGATATGCGCGTGAAGTTTGATGTTGGCGAAAAGGTGGGCATGCTCACGCTAATTGAGCCTTTCACCAAAGATGAAAAAGGGGTTTATAAGGGTAAATTTTACTGTGATTGCGGTAGAACTAAAATTATTCGCCTTTCTTACGTTAAAAGTGGTCACACAAAATCATGTGGGTGCTTGAAGGTTGAAGCAAAAAAGACTCACGGCTTGTCGAGTTCTTCAGAATATAAAATTTGGGATCTCATGATACAGAGATGCGAAAACCCTAACGATAAGAGATACAAGGATTATGGCGGGCGAGGAATAACAGTGTGCCATCAATGGCATGACTTCAGCTCGTTTTACGCTGATATGGGCTCTCGTCCTGATGGGTTTACGCTGGACCGCATCGATAACGAAAAGGGGTATTCACCGGAAAATTGTCGTTGGGCCACACCATCTGAACAGCAGTTGAACAGAAGGAAAGTGAAGGGAAGCAAATCTCGATTTGTTGGTGTAACTAAACGTCCATCAGGTAGGTGGTCAGCAAGGATAACTGTTAATTATAAAGGCATCTATCTTGGCGATTACGATACAGAAGAAGCGGCTTCCGAGGCTTACCAGAAAGCAAAGGAAAAGGTTCTTGAAGAGTTTGAGCTAATGCGCAAACAGAGGGGGATCCAGTGAAAGAACGCGGTAAGCATCGGAGGTGATATGGCATCTGACAAACCGATAACAGCACAGCAGGCCGCCGATTTGCTCATCGTGTCGGCGCGGGTGATCTACCGCCTGATTGAGTCTGGGGAGCTCGCCGGCCGCAAGGTCGGCAACAAGTACAGAACGACTGAGGCGGCGTGTATTGCATATTTGAAAACCCCGCGCGATCCTGTCATCGCGAACGCGGGTGAACATAAAGGAGAAGTTTTATGTCAATCACCCTCAGGGGCGGCGTGTGGCACTGTCATTTCTTTACGCCGTCAGGAAAAAGAGTTAGGCGATCTCTTGGTACGGGGGACAAAAAGCAGGCTCAGGAGCTCCACGACAAGCTGAAGGCGGAAGCGTGGCGGGTTGACCAGATCGGCGACCTGCCCGTAAGAACCTTCGAAGAGTGCTGCATCCGGTGGCTGCGGGAAAAGGACCATAAGCGTTCGCTGGATGATGACAAAACCAAAATTGAGTTTTGGCTGCAGCATTTTCCCGGCCGTGATGTCTCGAAGATAACGGCGGAGGAAGTTCATGAAGCCGTTAACGGGATGATCAACCGTAAACACCTGCAGGTGTGGGAGAGTAAGCGTGATGCCGCGCTGAGGAAGGGTAAGCCGGTTCCGGAGTACAAACCACGGCAGGTTTCGCAGGCGACGAAGGCGCAACACCTTTCCTTCATTCGTTCCCTTCTCAGGGCCGCGGCGAATGACTGGGGCTGGATAAAAACAGCTCCTGTTATCAAAACCCGCAAGCCGATCAGTAAGCGGATACGGTGGCTGACCAGAGAAGAAGCTGAGCGTTTGATCGAGTGCATGCCGGAGAGCATTAAGCCAGTGGTGATATTTGCACTTGCAACCGGCCTGCGCCGCTCAAACATCATCGGGCTTGAGTGGCAGCAGGTCGATATGCAGAGAAAGGTTGCATGGGTAAATCCGGAGAACGCAAAAGCGGGCAAGGCGATTGGCGTAGCTCTGAATGATACCGCATGCAGGGTATTAAGGGATCAGATAGGGAAGCACTCCCGGTGGGTGTTCGTTCACACCACGGCAAAGCATCGCCCTGATGGGACACTGACGCCTGCGGTTAGAAAAATGCGGGTGGATGACAATAACGCCTGGCGCGCCGGGTTGAAAAAAGCGGGGATCGAGGATTTCCGTTTTCACGACCTCCGGCACACCTGGGCGAGCTGGCTGATCCAGTCCGGCGTCCCGCTTTCTGTTTTACAGGAAATGGGAGGATGGGAGAGCATCGAGATGGTACGTCGTTATGCTCACCTGGCACCGAACCACCTGACCGAACACGCACGGAAAATTGACGCCATTTTTGGCGCTAGCGACACAAATACGACACAAGGAGGAAATCAGGCTGGTTTAAAACTGGCGTAA